ACGATTTGCCGAACATCATCAAAGCCATTTGCCACCAGCGTTATGGCGAAGAAATGATGGTTGTGCCGGCCGATTGGTCTGAAGAAACAACTCTTTCGCGCCCATGGGTGGCAATTCCTGAGATACAAACGGTGGGTTATGATCCTGCGCTTAAAGCGCCAATGGCAGCGTTTGCCAAGGCTTCTTCGTCGGGCGAATAGACAAACGACGCCAGCTTCAGCTTCTGCAAACGCCACAACGGATATGGCATCATATGGATGCCGTGGTCAGCCCCGACATGATGCTTCTTGCATAAGACGAGGTTAGCGTTCCATTCGGAATCGATAAATGTTTCTGGTTTTGACGGGTCAAAAGATTTCCAGTCGAACTCAGGGACAAGGACAGCCACTTTGGCCCAATCAACAGCCGTACTGTCACACCACTCGACGACGCTATGGTGCAATTCAAGCGGGTTGTCTTTGTCACAATGCTCATTGTCGATCCAGCACTTTGCGTTCGGGTTATTAGCAATCAGTTTGTCCCTGGTATGATTGAAAATCGGCGTCGTGGTACGATCTGGGTGGTCAGGAGCATAGACCTGAATAGTCAGGGTTTGCTTCTGTAGGTGTTCATTAGCAGGGTCAGTCATCAATCCGTCTCCCATTCATCGTTACGAGTTTTAATTTTGGCTTCTCCTGTTCAAGAGAGCCAATCAAAGTCTTAGTCCAGAGAGCAATTCCCATCTGAGCCGCAACCCAACTTGCGACGACAGCGGCTTCCCATTGCTTCTGCCAATCACTCATTCTTTGGGAGCTTCCTTCTTAGGGAGGAGGGACTCAAGATCCGAAACATACTTATCAACATCGTGATCCGGAATCGAAGCAGTGAGGAACGGCCAGGAGGATAACATCTCCCACCCACCGTCTTCTTTAAGGTGAAGAACCGGGCATGGTTGACAGGTCACGGTATCAAGAGAGGCCCAACTAAGGGCAAAGTCATTGCTTCTACCAACGATAACAGGAAGAGTCCGACCAGAATAAGCCGCTGTCCAGAACTCCTTATTTCCTCCCTTCGGAGGGGCAAATGCAACAACCGATAACTTAACCCCCCTAGGAACGAGGAAGGCTGATATCGCCGCCCTCTGACCACCAAGAGAGTGTCCTGTGATGGTAAGCGGTTCACTCGGATCTACAAGATCCCAGATGTCTTTCCATAGATCCTTCAGAGGATCAAACGCCCCTGACCGAACCTTTGCACCACCACCAACCTCAGTATGATTTGGGTTGGCGTCATCCCATAACTCCCATGGAGAGAAATTCTCTTCCACTTGAGTTCCCCGGATTACAATAAGTTGCCCACCAAACTCAGTGAGAACCATTGCTTGGCATTCTTTATTCCCAACCAGACCGACAAACTCAAACCCTAAGTTCTCGGCGCCCTTAGCCAGGACATTTGCATCTGTCTGATAGACGAGGCTTGCCAACTGAGCAAGCTGGTGAAGCCTCTGAAAATCTGGTGTCGTCATCGCGCAGGAACCGTTACCGTTGTTGAGATCGGGGTTACAGCTACAGCCACAGGATGATTTGCAGCAGCATTCGCTTGAGCCGCCGCTGCCGCATTACACGCAGCGACAACAGCAGGATGCGCCAACTGATCAACCTTCGTTGCCAAAGCAACCTCTGGGGCATATTCAGGAGCAACCAAAGCTGTAATAAGCGCCCCCTGTGACACAAGACCAGGAATTGCCTGATCAATCTGACAAGAAGCAGTGACGACGTTGTTGACGAATGTCAGGACACCCGGCTTCAGGGTTCCGTCACTGTTGCACCCAGCTAAGAGAAGCAGAGGGACGATAAATAATTTTCTCATCCGATGTTTCGGCTGGAAACCCCGGCGTTTAGGCCGGGGAGGAAAGCCGCTCCCTTGTTGATGTTGAGACAAAAGTGGGGTAAATTGATCGGGACTGTGGACGCTTGCAACGTCGCACAGTCCCTAGACGAGCTTCTGTCATTACCAGAAAGACGCCCTTTTCGATGATATTGACGCACCAATACCGAATCAAGGATGGAAATAAAGCCGTTCGTCGTGCGCTTAGGACGCAGGCTAGAGCGGTTAATTTCGTCTGGAATTATTGTTGCGAAACTGACCGCGTTGCCGCATCCAGATACCGCGCCGGGATGACTATCAAGCGTCCTTCTGCGTTCGATCTTGCCAATTTGTGCCGAGGTGTGACCAAAGAACTTGGTATTCACTCCGACACGGTTGATGCGGTTTGTGCCAAGTTTGCCGATTCTCGGAGCGCATGTTTTCCAAAGACGCCGCGCTTCCGGTCGGCCAAGCGCAACCTCGACTGGATTCCATTCAGCAATTTCAAACGTCCTGCTAAATTGGACGGGGATACTCTGCGTTTTCTTGGTCGTGACTACCGGCTTTGGTTGTCTCGCCCCATTCCAGAGAACGGAAATCCTAAATCGTGGAACTTGTCCTGCGATAGCCAAGGACATTGGTTTGTCAACATCCAGATCGAGTTGCCAGATGGGGAAAAACAGGATGGCCTCGCCGTTGGGATTGATCTTGGCTTGAAAACTTTCGCCACTATGAGCGACGGAACCAAGATCGAGTCTCCAAAGTTTTTCCGATCCTCTCAGGAAAAGTTGGCTCTGTATCAACGGCGCAAACAAAAACGTCGCGCCAGAGATATTCAGGCCAAGATTGCCAGACAGCGCAGGCATTTCCTGCATGTCGAAAGCACAAGAATTGTCCGTCAATACGGACATATCGTGGTTGGTAACGTCAGCCCATCCCGATTGATGAAAACCAAAATGGCGAAATCCGTCAGCGATGCCGGATGGACGATGTTTAGAAACCAGCTTGCTTATAAAGCGATTGCGCTTGGCCGGAAGTTCAGCATTGTCAACGAAGCATACAGTTCCCAAGTCTGCTCCTGTTGTGGCGCGTTGCCCAATGGGAGGCCGAGAGGTATCGCAGACCTTGGAGTAAGAGAATGGACTTGTGAGCATTGCGGAACCATCCATGACCGTGACGTTAATGCTGCTTGTAATATTCTCGGGCGCGAGCATGCGCCTCCGGTTGCGGAAATCCCCGTCCTTTAGGGCGGGGAAGGTGTTAAAACATAAGATTCCTTATGGAGTAGGAGTAACTTCAGGAGTGGCTTTCTTCGCAAGAAGGGCAGATACGCCTTTCTGAACACCATGAGCCGCAATGATCAAAGCCGCTGCAATCGCAAATGCAGCAGTCTGATTTCCCTCTTTCGGAAAACCATCAAGCGCCCACAGGACGAGATCGGCAACCTGTGCCGTCCCAAGCCCTGCCGACATCGTTGTCGTAATAGCAGTCGTGTTATTGTCCATTTGGCCATTCTCCGGTTAGCATAATTTTGGCATTCTGGTTAGCTCTGTTCGGAACTTGTTTCGCCCATAAGCTATCGAGCATTGCAGATTCAGCCGCTGAATAATTCCCGGCATCAATTGCAGCTATCAATTGCTTAAAAGCAGAAAACCCACTCGGACCAAGCTCATAGATCATGTCGGCAACAACGGCTTTGCGAGGTTCATTAAGCATTGACCAAACTGCAATACCAAGGATCCTTCTGGCATTATCCATAGCCTTGCCATAATCATAATCAAAAGCCTGATCAGCCTGTGACTGAGTCCATGTCATCCCAAGCTGGATATCAGGAGAATTATGCCCCCAACCAATCTCCACCCCACGGGAATCCTTAATCGCTACGAGAGTACATCCCTCGTAGGATTTTGTTAGATCCTGTCCATTCATATGATTATTTCCCTACGATATAACGTGCGGTTTCAATAACCGACGCTAGAAAGGCTGGGACGCCTACACTCGCAGCAAAAGCCCGTTTGACCATTTTACGGTCAGTCTCAAGGCTAAGAACCCGCTCAACAAGAGCATCATTATCAGCACAGGTTGTCGCGCAGTCTGCGGAATATTTAGAGAGGTCATCCTTGGTCAGCATCTTTGAAGAGATCTCTCTTGTCAGGGCAAAGAGAGCCTCGATCTGCTTGCCACGTTCTTCAGACATGGCCTTCAGAGCGCCGACATCTTGGTAAAGACCAACATCAATCTCAGGCACAATTGCCTCCATAAAAAATCTTATCACCACATAAAAGAACTTGTCTAGTTACTATTTTTAAGCTCACGCGCTGCTTTCTTTCTAACCTCTTGAGCATGGATGTAATCATCCCATGCTTGTCTTGCTTCTGGGGCGGCTATATATCCAGGTGCAGGCTGGAACCCAAGCATACCCATAGTGGCAACTGGACCTGGACGCTCTTTCCACATTTTCATTGTTCCGGTGATTGAGAACGGAATCAATGTTGAGCCAGCAAACTTTGCCATATCCAATGCCTGTTTATAAGCAGGGTCATCTCTATTCCAGATGATATCACCGTAGTAATCATGGTTATCCCAAGCTTGAGCCATTGCACTAAATAAGGGATGAATCTTATTCTTCGCAGTCTGACCCGGTTGGGTTGTCCAAGCCATAATGTCTTTGAAGTAAGAGGGGATCGACAACCTCTCAGGAACTTCCATCACAGGGTGATTGCGACCTGGAAGTTTAACCAACCTCGTTTCTCCAGTACGAGGGAAGAAATAATCCTTTAATTCTTTTGGACCTTCTCCCGTAAAGAGACGATTCATTATTGCCCCGGTGATGGCCGTACTAGCTGTCATAGCGATGAGATATGACATTCTGTTTGTCCACTCGGCCTCTCTACCAGCAATCTTATCCTTTATGGCTCCTGTGAAATCAGTCAGTCCTCCACCAATCTCTCGGATCGACCCCATGTTCCAACCAACAGACCGGACAGCAAGGAAGCTTGCTTCTTTAAGAGTCTTGTCCCAGAAAAGGTTGTCATAAACCATTTGACCCAAACGGTTATCTACGCTTTCCCAGATATCTTGCATTTTAGTGATACGCTCTAAACTTCCTGCATTTGGATTTGCAGCAAGCCAATCAGCCGCCATACGAGAGAACACACCTAACTTCTGACGAGGAACCAAATGGTTCATAATCGGAGACGACATCGTCTCCATAACCCGACCGGCGACATTAAACACTCGCCTCATTTGATTAGTCATCCCACTTCCGTCATACTTATGAGACGCAAGCTTCCATGCCGTTCCTAATGTTGCGGGTATATCCGAAATCCTTTTAGCAACCATTGCCCCTTCATCAGTCGGGCGCAGAACTCTCTCCATCCAAACTCTTCCGCCACCCTCTCCAAGAGCATTAATCAGTAACTTCTGATCTGGAGTTGCCTTGTCAGGATCAAGGACTGCCTTTAGGAAATTATCCCCGTCCTTATAAACACCGAATGGGTTCATAGATTTTGCAAATGTCTGAGCAGCAAGACCAAAATCTTTACGAACAGCCTGATCAACGGCAATAGCCATGGTGCTACTCATGGCGTCAAACGTTGTAAAGACAGGGTGGAACATAGACAAACCCAACTGTGCTTGGTTCATAAACCCACCAATGCTCCTAAGCATCTGCACAGGTTCACCTTCTGGTGTTCCAGAGAACCCTCTTGAAACATGATTGTTGTAGACCCGAGCAAATCCCTCTGGGGCATACCAAGCGCCAGGAAGAACAGACGTAGTCTTTTCTCCCTCAATGACCTTCATAAATGGGCGTTGAAATTCAGGACCAGCCAACTCTAACATACCGTCCGGTACCTGAGATCCTCTTGCAAAGAACTTTGCTATACCGCTTTCTTTCGCCGCACGGACAAGAGTTGTCCCTGTATAATATCTGTTCATCTCAGCAATCTTAACCATCTGTGTCTTCAGAGGGTTGTAGACAGGCTCCATTCCTGCCGCGATAGCATCCTCATACTCATCAAAATATCTTTTCTTCAGGAAGGATTTCCTTCCAAGAAGGGGGAACTTGCTCATCAACTGATTGAATATCTTCTTTCCTTCCTCATCAGTTGACGGGGCATTCTCTCCACGCTTCTTCCAAATTCTTCCTACATAATGCCCCATTGCATCTTTCAGAACCCCAAGAGACTGAAGCCTCTCTGTGGCTTTCTTTGTAAAGTCATCTGCTTGTTTAAACGCCTCGCGGTATTCTTCCGGAATTGATTCATAGTCCCCTTTGGCCCAAGCAATCCCGATCTTGTTCCATTCATCGACAGGAAGAGCATCGAGGCGATTGGATATTTCATCGAGCTTATGTCCCATCTGGATCTCCCAGAGATAGGACTGCCCATACATATGACGGATTGTTCTTGCTGCTGATTTAGCGAAAGCATCTGCTGAACCAGGGAAAATGCGACGACTTGCCCATTTCCAAATTTGACTCGTTATAGGAAGTGTTTCCTTAACATAATCAGCCGCTCCCTCAAGGACTTGAACAGGGCGCCGAAGTGGACCCTTCCCCGGTCCTTCCGCGCTCCACTTATCGATGACATGAGAGATTGTTACAGCCCCACGTTTCTCATCTTCTGTTCTTAGGTCGCCAGATTTAAGACCTAACGATTCCGCTGCTCCTTCTTGGGAAGAAGATTTATTTTCTCTCTCCAGCGGATAGTCTCTCGCAGTTTCTCCAATTCTTCCTTCGCCTCTGGATCCTCCTTGGAGAGTTCCTGAAGGTTCACCAAAATTTTTCGCAACTTCGGCAAAGGTTCCATCATGGAATAATTTAGCATCAAGCCTGACAGCATCCTGGCTACTCCTTACTCTAAATCCATTTTCATTTGCGCTATCCCATGCAGCAAGAATTGCCTTCTGAGCAAGTTCCCGATTGAGAGGAGTGTCTTCAATCTGATGGTTTGAAACATAATCAATCAACCCAACCCGATCCAGGGCCATGTTTATAATATGCTCATAATCACCAATGTTATGGATCCCCTCTTCAGAAATCTCTCCATCTCGGATACCAGTGAATATCCTTTCTTGTATGGCCCGAAGAGCATCTCTGTATGAATTTCGGATAAGCTTTTGCCGATCTCCAGCATTGCCGAATTGGTTTAAGGCGTCCGAACATTTTGCAACGGAAAATACACCGTCTCCAGCATGGGCAATTACACGATTGACACCATCAAGAGTCGATAGCTGCAAATCACTTTCAGATAGTGGGGCGCTCGTTCCCTCTGGGTGATTATGATGAACGTCAATGTTGTTACCAGCTTGCTCCATCTCACGATATAGCTCTGGAGCAACTTTCTTTATAGAAAGAGTATCCTCTTTTCCTTCCGTAAAATGTTCAACTCGCCCATCAGAATGAACAGCAATCCCATGCTCATGGCCGGTTTCGTTTCCTCGATCCAAAACATATGCCCGTGCATCGTTATGAACTAACTCAGCATCTCCTGGGCTTAAAGATTCATTATGAGCAATCAGGCCCTCACCATCTTCAGGGAAGTAATGCTCATTACGCACGTCCCCCGAGAACATAGGCACGGTATTGCCTTTGGTATCCCAAGGCTCAGTGCCTTCCCAAATAGTTTGTCCCGGTATTCTCTTAGGCTCTGCGGCAATAATTAGATTGCCTTTAGGAGCATCTGGCCTGCCAACCTGCTTAACCTTGCCAAAATACTGCCTGACCATAGGAAGATAGGTTGATGTCAGCTTATTGGCTTGCCACCCATCACTTGTCTCTTTCCCTTCTCCACTCTTATCACCTTCATGGATTTGGAAATAAGCGACCCCATCATCCTTCAAACCTTTTGCAGCTTGGCGAATAAGGTCAAGCCTTGCCATTGGTTCCTTGATGACATTTAGAACATTAGTGGCAGAAACGATTCCGGTTCCCTTCTCAGCCTTTACCTTCTCAACAACATCCCTGTTATGCTGCTCACTCTGATTATATTTATCATGGATGAGATTGGTTATTCCCTTTTCAGCAAGTCGTTCTGTTCCTTCAGGGAATTTTCCGCCACCAAGATCAAGATTAAAAGACGGCGTTTCGGATCTAGGATAAAACTTATCATTGCCGAAAACTTGTGCAGCTTGACGACGCACCGTGTTAGCCGAGCTAATTTTTTGAACAATCCCATCTTTTGGGTTGTAGTCGAGAGTTGTTACTGTCTCAGGAACTTTGTCCCGATCAGTTAAGAACCGATCTGCTAATTTTGCATTGTTAGACAGCTTAGGCGCGACAACATTATCCATGTAATCTTTTTGACCGTACCGTCTCTTGTCCTCAGTTGACGTTACGCTGTCAAGAAGCCGTGTTCTTTCCTTGCTGGCATCAACATCAAAGCCCTGATAGTCGGACTTAACCATTTGCCATTTACCATGATAAATTTTCCCAGAAGCTGGGATGATACGAGTCTCTCCGTCTCTATCTATGACAAAGGATCTTCCGACACTCGGCTCATCAGCTTCATCAAAATCTTTTGCCTCAATAAGAGAGACATTCTCAAGAGCGCCATCTTTGTCTCTTTTTATCTTGGCAACATCCCAATCAAACGGAGGCTTTGCTCTTTCAATACGATTTTGAGCATCCTTTGGAAGCGTATCGATGGCAGACTTATGGACATATAATGCGTCCATTTTCTTGCCAACCCGCAAGTCTCCACTCTTCAGGGGGAGTGACCCTGTAACTTTATTCATAAATGCTTGACGGCTATCTTCGTCATTAAACCTGAATGCTTTCTCATAGCGGTCCCAGAATCCTCCGCCATTTTCTCCAGCAATCTGTTTTAGCTTTTGATAAGTCTCAGGGGATACTCTGTTATCAGGCTTTGCATAAAAAAGCTTTTTTCTGGTCTGAGTATGAAGTTTCTCATAAACAGCACCATCTTCACGCAACCCTTGCTTACGATCAAAGGTAACGCCTAATCCACCATTATCAATTTGCCTTTGAGCTTCAGCGGAAGGCTCATTCCCTGTTTCACCACGCTCTAAAGCATTAAAAAACGCACTGCGCTCATCGGGAGATTTAAATGATAATCCACTATAATAATCATTTTCGACCCCCCCATATCTCTCACCAACCCGCATAAACCGAGCATAATCATTGGCGCCAAGACGCTTGGTCGGGCTGACCATGATAGACCCGTCTTTATTGGTTATTGAACTCAGGGCCAGCCCACTAACGACAACCTTTCCATTTGATGGAACTTCTGGAGCCTCAACCTCTTTAGTCACCGGCTCAATACGATCAGGCATCGACAAATGCTCAAGTCGATTGAACGTATCGTTAATGCTTGGAGAGTTAGACAGATCTGCATGGTGTACAACAGATCGGATCTTATCTCCGACATCAGAGCCATACTGATTTGCCTGTTTTGGAACGGTATGCTTTTCAAATATAAGAACATGAGACTTAACGTTTGTTCCTGCCCGATCAAACATATGAGTCGGCAAGGATACCGTTCCAACTAGATGAAGGTCTTTTGCCGCATCACTATCTCTAAATGCAGCAAGACGTTTATCGGTTGCCGGTCCTTCTGGGAGAAGGGCAACGATCCTCCCTCCTTCCCGAACATGGGAAGCAGCTTTAGCCAGATGTTCAATTGCCATTTTTCCACCAATGCCAAAAGGTGGATTCATAACAATCCCATCGTACTTATTTGAGATATGCAGATTCTCAAACTTATCGTTCACCACTCTAGCGCCAGGAGTCATTAGGCTGGCTCTGGTTGCAAGATCCTTAGACGGCTCAACGATAGTGCGTTCTGTAGATTCTGGGAAATAACGAGATATCGCGCCATGACCAGCAGATGGTTCAAGGATTTTCTCTCCGGGCTTAACATTTGCCCATTCAACCATCTTCTGTGCCAACGGTTCTGGTGTTGGAAAATAGTCAACACCCTCACGCTGATCTCTGCGACCCGTCTTCTTCTGCTCTGCAAAGTAATAAGTTTTAGCTCTTTCAAAATCAGACATATCACTGAATGTCTGACGGTCTAATGATTTCCCACCTTTTCCCTCTTCAGGAGAAGGAGGGTACTCAGATGTGTCATTGAAGGCATCAATGAATGATTGCTTCAATTGACGTGCTTGGTTCCCCATTCCAAGGTTTTCAACTGAGCTTGCCCGTTCAGCAATCCTACTGGCAAATGCTTCCCGCTCCCATGCTGTGCCAGTATTCATATACCGGAACATTGCATCGGACTTTTGCCCTGTACGATAAATGCGCCCCTCTTGTTGAATTGAGGTTGTTGGCCGAGTGGGCATACCAAGATTAATTAAAACCCTTTGATGGACTCCCGTTGTGTCGTGCAGGCTTATTCCCGCTCTACCAGCAGCCGATTGAATAACAATGACATCTCTGCCAGAACCATCTTGATTAAAGAGTTGCTTGATGGTGGCCCTGTTCTTGGAACTTACCGTTCCATTGTAGACAAGAGCTTCTGGAAAAGCCTTGGTCATCGTTTCAATCGGACTTTTCATAGATGAGAAGTCCATTTTTATTGCGTCAGGGTTCCTGTCGTGAAATTCGTTTGCGAGGTCTTTTAAATTGAACTCATGTGACTTTCCATTGACGGTAACAAAGACAGGGTTATTTGGAATTTCACTCGTATCAAAAGGATGGAATCCACCACCTTCATTGAAGTCATGGAAGACAACAACCTTTCTGCCAAGAGCAAGGTGTTCCCGAATAATAGGGATTGCGTGATTGGCCTTGATTGCCTCAAGCAACCTCTGCCTTGAAAGATAATCAAATCTATCATTAACGAATGAATAGATCGGACGGAATTTCCCGTCATCAGATTCACGCAAAAACTCAAGAAGCCGGTCAATGTTATTCCCAATAGCGTCATTAACTAATATGAACTTACGATCATAGTCAGAATCAACCTCCAACCGTCTCCCGATCAAAGCCCCTTCTTTCTTCAGGCGTTCATGAAAATCTCTTTCAAGAACCTCACTATTAACATTTGCTTCTGGAGCCGTGAGTTTCCCATTTCTCATCCGATAGCCAAAGTTCTGAACCATAAAAAGGTTACGACCTTCAGCTACGTTATACCCACTTCTATTACCTTCTTTTTGATAATCGAACAGATAGCCATTTCCATAGTCAGTTGTTTTGTCATATGAAAATGGAGTGGCCGAAAGGAATATAGCCTTTGATCGCGGTTGATCTTTGTATACATCAACCAACTCTTTGCGTTTTTGCTCAAGCTCTCTCTGGGCGTTTATCCACTGAGAGGTCAGTTCTTTGTTGTTATAATTTTTATGAACACGCTCTGAGAGATCTGCAACACGATCATTAAGATCCCTCAAAGCCATATCCGCTCTAATATACAATGCGTCGGGATGGTTCGTGATCGCCCTGAAGCTATTTAGAGCTTTTGTGGTATTCCCTTTTTGATCTGACATAAGATTATCGCTTTCGTCTGCGACAACTAAATGCCAGTTCCGATCCGCTATATGGCGATTTTCCCCAAGATTAGCATAGGTAGTAAGTGTTACGCCCTTACCAGACTTCTGCGTCCCTTCTAAAACGGAGGCATCGACACCAAGATGTTTAAGGGCAGCTTTCCAATCAGTGAGGATGTCCTGAGAGGGGGCAACAACAAGAATGTCTTCTTTTCCCTGACGGACAAATCTAGCGATTACACCACCAGCACTCCATGTCTTGCCGGTGCCAGTTCCGTTGGTAATCATAATCCCATGAGCAACACTCAGACGTTTTTCAGACTTATGAACATCATCTTGTTGATCAGGGAATAGAGCGGGTAATGTCTCTCTGATGTTATTAATATCGTTCCAGACAACTGGACGAGAGTTTGCAATCTTCTGCTCTGCAAACCTCTGAGCTACTGTCTTGGAGTCTCCAGCAGTTTTATTAACTTCTTCTGGTTCGATATGCTCAATGGCCGGTCCATGCTGGCTAACATCGTAGCCTCCTGGGCGTCCTCCACGTTCGGCAGGCACTGCCCCAAAGCCGGGTTCTCCTGCGTCTCTTTCGCTATTGCCTCTCTCTCCCACAGAAGAGGCGCCATCTGAAGGAAGCTGCTCCTCACTTGAGGGCTTGTTATTCCCTCTTGCTTCAGCTTCTCCGTTTCTTTCTCTAACGCCTTGTGAAGCTCCTCTCTCTTCAGTGGGAAGAGCCTCTTTGCCCATGGCGTTTTCAGTTTTTGGTCCCTCGCCAGTTTGTTCCAGACCTCTGGATTCGCTTGATACATAGCCTTCCCTTTCCAATTGATCCATGGCCGCATTCATTTCTTCATGCGGCGTCATGTCCTTGGCAGCTTCCTCCAACCCCGGATAATCGCGGATCGCATTATACCATGACTTCAGGTACGGCTTAATCCATGCGCCGACATCAGAAACCATAGCCCTTGCAAAATCTACGAACTTTCTTGTTCCTGCCTCTATGTGATAGGCAGCAAGCGTAACACCAGCCAACATGGTTTCAGGGTCAATACCAGCATTAATCTGATTTGATTTCTTGCGAAGAAGCTCTCTAGCTTTCTCCGCCGCGTCTGCTGTAATGACCTTATTCTGAGTTCCATAATCAGCGGTTTTCTTCGGTTCGGAAAATAACCCCTTTTCTTCCGTGGCAAACATCCCGCCCGGTTCTTCTTGTTCTTTTCCGCTTCTTTTCTTACCTGCCTGTCGCGCCCTTATTTCCGCCTGCTGACGCTCTCTGTCCATTGGTGGGGCTGTCCGTTCCCCTGCACCAATGACATCACCTATTTCTTTGTCACGGAGATCTTGGCGTTCACCTTCTCCAGGTTCTTTGCCAACCGTGCCAGATTCCTCCTCTGAAGTGGGGATAGAGACTTCTGTCCCTTTACCCTCCTCTTCGCCTCGTTGAGGAGGTTCAACCTCTGCTGGCCACTCAAACGGTATATCGGAAAACTCGTCATCATGTGCATCCCTTGCTACGTCAATAGCCCCATGAAGATCCTCAATCATTGACGTATCGAGAACGTGAACAACAGCCTCCTCTGGAGAGAAATCCTCTGGATGCTCAACCAAAAGCTCAATCGCTCTAGCTTTTTCTTCTGGGGTTAATCCATATGTCTTTTCTTCATTAAGCTTCTCAATGTCAGCCCTAGCTGTTTTTTCAAGCTTCTCCCGATCTTTAGCGGTCTTGGTGTCCTGAATCTTTTGCACCCGATCTCGGTCATATTCAGAATACCGCTCTTCAAGAGGAAGTCTCCCATTCAGGGCTTCACTTAGCTTGTTTAATACTTCTGTCTCTGTTGGCCTTGGCGTAGAATCAGTCGGGCCAAAATATCCGGCCTGCCACAAAGCTTCCCCTGCCTGATCAATCCCCATTCCATTCTTACGGATTAAAGGTCCGTAATTCGGAACCATCCTCTGAGCGTCCATACTTTGAGCAAGAAGATGGCCTTCATCATCCCGAAGACCTCCCTTTGCTGCCAAGAATGTAAGAAAGTCTAACGGGCCTCTATCTGGATTTCGTGAAAACCCACCATTCTTTGTTTGCCTAATAGCTCCCCTGGACGCCATGGCTTGTAAAAGCCTTGTTGCCATAGCCTCATCAACCCCAAGCTTATCTGCAAGTGGTTTGCTTTTAAGCGGGAAACTCTCGCTCCCAACGACATCAACTGCTCGTTGATAATGATTTTCCCAAGGAATATCGGTTGACGGAGCCTGCGGAGAAGCGGGTTCACTCTCTTGAACTGCTGGCTCTTTTTCTAACGGTTGACCTCTTTGAAGCTCGGCTATTTGTTCATTAGCCTCCCTTATACGGTTATGCCAATTCTGAGCCGTAGGAGTATCCCCAACTTCAAGAGCTTGATCCCGATGTTCTTCAAATGATTCAATCTGCTTACGGATCTCAGCAATCTGTATCTCAGGATCGGGAGTCGGAACCTTTCCTTTTGCCACAGGAACAGCTTGATCATCACCACCAACTCTATGGGCTTGCGCTCCTGTTGTGCTGGCGACTTCAACTTGACCAGTTTCAGGAGTCCTATTCGCTGTGTTCTCTACAGAGTTAGGCAGGTTATCCTGTGAGGTAAGCTCCTGATGAACAATAGCGCCATCCTCATTCTTCCCTTGAACGACGACAGCATTAGGATCTTTTAACGCCTCAGTTTTGGGTTGAGAAAGACCCAGCAAATTGGCTTTCTCTTCTTCTGTGAGATCTCTGTTCTTCTGAAAATCTATGGCTTTGTCCATATTGGTCGTTAGCAACAAAGCCTTACTAACGGGATTTTCAGCAAGCTCAACACCTGGATGATCTAAAGCACTGACAGGGATTTCATGCTCATTCCCTGGAGCAATGTAGACAGAATCTCTCGGGTTGTTTGGGTTGATCATCTCCTTAATTTGAGCGGAGATATCACTATCTTTTTCAGGTGTTGTAACCGTAGGATTCTGCTTTGCCTCTTCGACAAGGGCGTTAGCAGCCTCTTGAACCTTATCCTGTGTTTCCGGTTGAACTTGCGCTTCAGGTTGAGCTTGTATCTCAGCCTGCACAGGAGCCTTTGTCGCTTTCGGAGGCTTATTAGATTTAGAAACAGTTGGGGCTGGCGTAACTGTTGGCGCTTGAGTCGGCTCCGGTTGCTCAGAAGGCTCAGTCCCACGAATCACTTTAGAAAGCTCTTCGGGCTTATTTTTGTTCTTCTGAAGAAATGCGTATTCGGCAGCTTCAGCAGGAGTTAGATCCCTTGGAGGGTTTCCCTCTGTTCCATTGTAGATAGACTCAAGCTCATCAATCCTCCAATAAGCATGGGCAATCAATGATGGATGAGGAATATCTGTTCCTGTCGGAGCGGTTTCTTTTGGGGCTTGCTCATGGAATGCCCCATGAACTGCACCTGGAATTGCCATCCCTGCAAATCCAATCGCAGCTTCTGTCGGATCAAATTTATATTGTGCATTTGGATCATAAGTTGTGCGTTCAATCTGAGCATTCAGCCACTTTTGAGCTTCTCCGACTGAACTTCCAATGACACCGCTTTGAATACCTTTATAAAGGATTGCTTGCGCCCTATTAAGGAGTTCAGGAGAGTATTTTGCTATTGGGCCTAATATGGCTCCAACATCCAGAACACCAGCGGCAGCACCAATACCGGCTTCTTTCATAGCAGCGTCACGGGCAGCTTCTTCTGAGGCGCCAACCTTTTTTGCCTTCTCATAACCCTCTTGATAAGAAGACCCGCCAAACAGAGCCATTGGGCCAGCAGGACCGGCAAGTGCTGTTGCAGCCATAGCAGGAACGATAGGGGCAGCAGCTTTAGCAATCCTAACGCCAGTTAGCTTTTCCTCTTCAGGATTAAGCAGTCCCTGTGTGGTGTCTTTGAACCATTGTCCAACTTTGTATCCAGGCAATTGTTCAACTGGCTGATTTGCCAGCATGTCAAATTGTCTAGGATTTGCCCCCTCTTGAAGCCTGCGGAACTCTTTTGTAAGATTCTGTCTGGCCTCCAAGTCCATATCACTATTAGCGATCTTACTAAGAATCTGCTGCTGCTCTTCAGGAGACTTGCTCTTAAACGAGGTGTAGTCCTCATAATATGGAGCATATAAAGATCTTCGGTCTGAAGCGATAGCTCCGCCCTGGAGAGTGTTTCCAATCATTTCCCCAGCAGATTCAACGCCTGCTTTGACATATCGCCATGGAGTCTTTAACGGACCACCTTCCGTTGGATCATATCCATCGAGGCCAAATCTCGAAAAAATTTCTGGATATTCCCATCCTTTATCAGCCGCCTCAGATATACGAGGGCCGAAAAAAGGATTCTTCATAAGAGATTCAGCAATCTCATCCTGCGAATAACCGGCATCTTTTAACTTTGCCACTTTCTGCTTAACAACGTCTAACGGAAGACCTTGTGCTGGCTTTTCTGTTGGACGCGGTGTCAAAGGAGGCAATGATGATTTTATTGGCGCCTGAGTCGGGGCGGGAGTGTAATTAACATAGTTTATAACAGGTGCAGGAGTAGCCTCCGAAATGTCCACTGATTCCGGTAGGGGAGCATCTGCGCGATCTTCAGGCATCAATCAATTCCTGGCTGTGGGGCGGGAAATGCTCCAGACCTAGCTGCTTCTTGAGAAGGAGAATATATGCCAGGATCAATGTTTGGCTTCTTAGAAGGAACACTTCCGTTTCCCCCTAATCCTGCCGCTAAGGGATCCGGCGATACAGGCTGCGTTGTGGTTGAGCCTCCCAACCTTGTCGTAGCCGCAACTCTCAATTGTTCAACAAGCTCTCTTTGACGAGCGATTTGCTCATCTAACATTTTCGTATCGGCTTTAGGATTTGATCCTAATATAACGTACCTTTTGCTAATAGCAGCATCAAGCGCCTTCTGAGCCGAATTATACTGCGAAATAATCGGATCTGCACGGGAACTTGTATTGCTGCTATCCAAATCATCACTTCTAACAATCCGAGGCTGACCGACGGGCTTCTCTGTTTTGCTCATGCCTTGATATAACGGCAAGCCACTTACAGGGTCCATCTTTTGAACGCCCGGTTTTTCATACAATGGCACCCATGAGGAAACTTCGTCAGGGTCTTCTTGCTTCAAATAATCATAATATCCTTTTTGTCCTTGAAGCTGCTGCCTCTGAAGATTAAGCGAATCCTGATGTTGCTGATCACTTTGCTGCAATCTCTGGTTTGTTTCTGCCGTAGTCAACCCAAGCTTCATCCGGTCTGTCCAATCTTGGGCCGCTTTAGTCTTCTGGGCCAGATCAACGTCAGCCGCTGAAACCCCCATCTGCTGAAGCTGCGCCTCATATTGACGCTGCTTATCAATGGCGGGGATTGTATCGCTCATTGCATTACTAAGTGTTTCGCCAAACGTGCCAGTGTGGGTTGGCTTCATCATCCCTGCGCCAAAAGCCATCATCGGGAGATTGGAGCGATTTGCACTCAGTGTATCCATTGCCTGTTGGATACGATCCTTCTTTGCTTGGGCCGCTGCTTCCTGTGCTGATTGGGCATCCTTATATTTCTGCAAGGCAGATTCAGGTGTTCCCCCTAGGACTGCATTCTGCATATTGCCAAGAACAGACGGGTCATAAGTGGAGAGTGGACCTCTCTGCTGGTCGTCATCTCCAGTAGAGCCGCCTTCATCATAATGATATCTGCCAGCAATTGCGTTTAACATCCCAACCATTTTCCGTCCCTCACGCTGCATAGAGGGACAAAGCCCCCCTAGGCTTAACCTTACCACCTTTAGCTAACCCTAACCCACTGGCCAAAGCCGTTGTTCCAACGGCCGTGGATAAAGGAGACGGTGAGTACATAGACTGAGGTTGATAACTCAAGGCAGTCGTTTGTACGTTCGTTGGCATATTCTGACCACGGATCAAGTTGGACATAAATCCAAGCTGCTGATATGGCATCTGTTGGCTTGTGTTGTACAGATTTGCCGTCGCATTGATATTCGCTTGGTTTACTGAATCCTGCGCTGCACCTGCTGCTGCAAGCTGTCCAACATCTGAAGCATTTAGATTGGAATTGAGGCTTGCAATCTGCCCCATCTGAGAACCACCCTGAAGGGCAGCAGCCTGTTCTGCCTGAGACATCTGGTTCCCGGCGCTTGCTCCCGTTTGGGCGCTTGACACTGCCTGACCAGCTTGACCCGCACCTGTGGTCAAAGATGACAAAGCGCCTTGGTTCCCATATCCAAACGCATTGTTTGCAGAGTTCTGAGCGGCACCAAGAGCCGTTGTATATCCAGACTGCAACGGTTGGGCAATCGCTTGACCAATAGCTTGTTGGTTTTGATAAACAGCATTGTTTTCAGCTTGCATCTGCTGTGGAGAAGCAACCTGACCAGATTGAACCATCCGATCTTGAATCTGAGGTAGAACATTCTGCATCAGATTGGTGTTCATTGAACTCTCAATGCCACCTATAACGTTCTCTGTATAAGGGTTTAAATACCCACCAACGTTACTCTGAACAGCATTGTTCAGTGCCCCGGTAATTTGATTTCCTGAATTGATAAGATTTCCTGTGGTATTTCCAGAATATGCAGATTGATTCCCCAAAGTCTGGCCCTGCATTGCACTTCCGTACTGACCAACACTTCCTAAAGCATCTGTGTTATATGCGTTAGTATTAGAACCCATTGTGTCAGCAGATATCGGGGAAGCTGCTGACATTGTTAGACCACCAGCATCTGCTAAAGCTGGTTTCCAACTACCTTGATTGTTTACAGCACTTTGCCATGCAGCCTGTGTGTTGGCTGAAGGAGTTGCCACCAAAGACGGAGAGCCACTCGCTGCATCTCCATAAACAGACATAGGGGTGGTATCGATGAGGCTATTCGCCCCACTGACCATATTGGACAAATAATCTTGTAGCCATACAGGAAATGATGACGTTGCATCAGCACTTGTTGGCTGCGGAGGAGTGGGAGAGCCAGTTAATAAGCTACCTATGCCTGACATTATGCCGCTCCACTTGCTAATTTGCTCAATGCACCTTTACCAAGTCCCTTTGGTAAAAACTTCTGGCTATGAGCTTTCTTCAGGACTTCATCCCTAAACTTATCGAGTAGCTCGGCACCCTTCTTATTCGACCCCCCTCCTAGGATTGAAGTGGTCTGGGCATCGACAACGTACTCTCCATCACTCAATGCAGCAGGAATTGCATCCTCTTGACCGTCTCCGGGGCCTTGGACATAACGATCACCTTTCCGACTATCAAACATCGGACCACCATGAACAGCTTCATTATGGTCAGGGTCAGTCGTATATATCCTTGGGTTGCTTAAAGCTCCACCATGAGCAAAATTAAAGCCACCCCCCATAGTGGGAAGACCAACACTCTTATAATTATTCGCCGCCGTTCCTGCGACATAGTTAGGATTAGGAACGGGAGGAGTGTAAAGCTTATTACTCAATTGAGCATTCCACTGAGGAGTCTGTGTAGCAGCGTTTGCATTAGCGACGGAGTTTGCAGTTTGAGATACGGAGTTTTGTTTAGGCGACCCTCCAAGGGCGGCAGCAAGTCCAGCCAAAGCCCCAAGGGCTAAAGCACCCGTTCCAACATTAATTCCATTCCCACCACCAAATATGCTGTTCAAGGCCCCTTTGCCGCTATTGCTATCAGTTGAACTGTTTGATGGATTTCCTGAATTATCTGCGGAAGCCCCGGAAGAAGAAGCTGAAACAAGACCTTTCGTTGCTGCCGCCCCTAATGCAGCATCTGGAGCGCCTGTCACTGTTCCTGATTTTCCGATAGAAAACCCAGAAGTGTCATTAGCATAGGGAGTACTGGTTCCTAGAACTCCACTAAGAATACCGCCACTTGGAGCCTGCGGAGCAAGACCTAGCTGCGCCATCCCCTCTTCAGGGGACATTCCATTTAAAGCGCCTTTTCCGGACAGCAAACCATTCTTATCAAGTGTGTAATTGCCCTCAGAAAACGAATTAATAATGCTAAGATTTTGGTCATTAATCGTTTGTCCAGCAGGTAAAAACACATCTCCTGGTATTGCTCCAGCCCCAACTGAAGACCCTGCCCCAACAGGCAAACCACTTCCAAGACCTATCGTTCCCGACGATCCAACGCCACCAACTGAATAATCTATACCAGAAGCCCCTGGAAGAGATGATGAGTCAAAACTCGCCAAGCCTGGAGAACCAGTAAAAAGACTTGATGTATCAAGAGAGCTACCGTCAAAAGATGACGTGATATCCGGGGATAGCCAACCTGATAAAAGATCTTCAGCCATCTTTCTACGCTCCAGCCGCTTGGTTTAACGCACCAGATGCAGCCGTGATCGGCAATCCGGTAATCGGGTCAATCAATGTCGAATCAGGCAACACCATCGGAGTTCCATATCCAACAGGGGTGCTCTGACCAGATACAGCCCGTAAATATGCAGGACTAGCAGGAACGCCTCCCGTTACCGTCCTATTAAGAGCCACAGGATTTTCTGTGCTAGGAGGGCTATAGGAGCCACTACTACCCGTCACTCCAGCACCAAGATCTACAGGAGTTCCTGTGCTAGGTAAGGCAGGGCCTGAATATGTCCCTGAAGGATTCGCGCTATTCAAAGCACCTAATGGATTAGATGCTGACGGAGTAGGCGGAGCAGCAACGCCTCCGTTTAAAGGACTCGATGGCGCAAAAGCTCCAGCACCCGTTCCAGGCGGAGGCGTGTAGGGCATGTACCCATTCAAGGCACCAATCTGAGAATGATTAACGCCAAGAGCATCTGCCGCACCAATTGCTGCATTCTGACCCCATGTTGGGACCAGCGAATTAGCCGCTGAATTAGCCGTAGCTACCGTATAGGCGTCCCTGCCCTGAGAAGGAACCGTATAACTAGGAGCAAAGTTCCCTTGAGGACCGACCGTTCCAGCATTGACATTATTAGTATATTGAGAGGTTGCCTTTAACGCAGCAGGAATACCGGCAGTCGTTAATGTACCATTATTAAGGGCTGTATTTAATGCCGCTACTGTTGCCGGATCGGCAGGCTGTCCAAGGACAGTATTTGCTGCATTATTAATCGTTGTCGCATTCGCTGTATAATTTTGAGATTCAGGAGCGGCGGCGATATGAGCGGCATAGTTCGGATCCGCTGCGTAATATGCCAACGTTGCAGCATCTGCTGGACGCCCTGTATCGGCTGTAAACGTCTTTTGAATATTAGACGTTAAACTAGATGCTTCCGGTGAGGCAGCGATATGAGCCGCATAATTGGGATCAGACTCATAATAAGACAACTCTGACGATGATGGAGCGCGTCCTAGAGTGCTTAAATAGTCATTTGTTATCTGCTGATCTAACGTTGGATTTGCAGCCGTCGCACCAGCCCCAGTTCCCCCAGTTCCACCAGAACTTCCGTTCCCACCACTGGTATTTGCCCCATTCGTTAAAGACGCAATAGACGGAACTCCATTGGCATATGTTGCTGGATTATACGCATCTATTGTGCCTCCCTTTAATGGACCTGACGTATAATCCCCTGAATAATTTGGCGATGTCGGAGTTGCATAATTTCCGATGCCAGCCAATTGAGTTGGCGTCAGACCATTAATAACGCTTGCCTCAACGATCCTTTGAGTAAGATCTTGAATAGCAGCATTTGGATCGGAAAACTGATTTCCAGTATATGTAGCATTACCACCGGCATTTGTGTCTGATACAAAGTATTTCCCCTTGAAATACCCCGTAGACAATGGAGCCGTGTTTGTAATCTGCCCACCTAATTTACTGATATAATTGTTTGCGTTTTGATATGCTTGCTGCATCAAAGCATTTGAGATTGCAGAGCTTCCGCCATTTCCGGCGCCCTGAGCATAGGTAGGTTGGTTATTGGTTGAATCCCAACCAGATATGGTTGTATTGGCATCTGGACCTACAGAGGGATTAGGGCCGAACAATGACCCTGCAAGTGTTCCAATTAAAGCCCCGCCAATAGCTCCGATGGGGCCAAGAACACTCCCTGCCTCCATCCCCGCAATTGTTCCTCCCAAAGCCCCACCAGCAGCCGAACCTAATGCCGCGCCACCCAATGACCCGGCAATATTCATTCCTGCATTTACAAGAGGGTTTTGATTAGAAGGAAGACCGGCAACATTTCCAATGACAGTTCCAATCCCACCCCAACCGGCATCAGCCATGGCTGAAGATAGAGCCGCTCCAGTTTCCGTTGGAACCGATGGCAATGTTGCATCTGCTAATGAAGGACCAATATCAGCATTTGGGGCTGCTGCGGCAGAAGCAATGGCATCAGCAGATGGAGCGGTTGATGTCCCTAAACCAACGGATTGACCAAGTTGGCTTGTATCAATCCAATTACCTAAACCAGCACCGGCACCTGTTGATCCACTATATACAGCCATCCCACCTGTTATGGCATCCCCGGCAAGGTTAGTGGCAGATGTCGGATCGTTTGCACCACCGCTGGCAAAGTGCTTACGGACCCCTCCGCCCTTGGCCATCTGCTTCGGTTGTTCCTGGCCTTGTTGCTCCGCCATATGTTGCTCTAGCAACGGCTGGGATAACGCACCAAGCACAGCAGGATGAGGCATCTGAGGAAGGACAATCGCAATCGTCACGCCACTCTTCTTGCCTTTTTCCTTCTGCGATTCCCTCTCTGCTTTCCCACCTTTCTCATAAGCATGACGAACCAAATCCACCATATCCATGGATGGTTGTGTCAAGTTCTGAAAATCGGTGGACTGCATATGCCGCGCCTTCCAAGCATAACTTTCGGATAATACCCAAAAACTCTCTTAAAGTCCAAGAGCTACGACTGACCCGTTAAATCTCACAGCCCAATCTCTCCACTCTTTATAACTTTCTGGTCGAGGAGGATTTATCGCAGAAAGTTGAGACAACCCAACAATGTAACTCGCCCATTGCTTCCAGTTTTTTTCCCCTTGTGGAGTGGGGATGAAACCATATTGCATAAACCTAGGAACTGTCTGACAAGCCCATGATTGAAACGTCATTCCTCTAGGATCAATCACGATACAATCCTTGCTTCCGCTGGCTCTACATGAAGGAGGTTTTTCCCACAGATGTAGCTCCCACCTAACACATTTGATTCAATATGAAGGCTTCCTAACCGATGTCCTTCTTTAAACGAAACCAATTGCTCTTGTGGTACTCCGGGGACAGCCTTCAAAGGAACAGCCGTTCCATTCGACACAGGGCTTCTGGCATTCGCCGTACCAACAATAGAAACCGTCATATCTCCAGTTTGGATGAAATCAGGCTCTAACTGCTGATAAGACAACCCCTTATCGTTTGGTTGTTGCTGCCTAGGTCCACCCATATATGGCGTTTCAAAGTAAGACCGTACAGGATTAGTCACATTACCATCGACCTCATCCGTACCGGATTCATGCAGCCATAACTTATATCCATTTGCGTTCTGAGCCGTGCCACCCATAATCGGATATCTTAATCCTTGGGCAAAAGCACCACAGGAACGCCCCCCATCGGGAAGCTCGGTGTCATACCAAGTTCCCTCTCTTACATTGTAGATAATCGCATGAGAGCATTCAGTCGCCCCGAATAACGGAGCTAACCACCAGATCTCTCCATAACGAGGAACTTTAAAAGCCTGGACTTTACCCGCATAAGTCCAATTGAGATTATTGAAAAACCAATCCTGGTTATGAGGATTTGCCACTTCTTGAGCGGTTCCGTTGTAAACCAGAAACCTGTCGATCCCGCACCAGTAATGCAGTCCGTCATATTCAATATTGGCCTTTGTCGAGATGATCGATGATGAGTTTGAAATCGTGGAGAAAGCGAAATAACCCGCATTACTTCCAACGAATGTCCCGGTTATAACTTCGGACAAACTCCAGAACAATACCGATGGCTGTTGAACACCACCCCCTCGCAAAGGAGCGCCAGCCATAATCTTCTGAGAAGAAATCCTTGCTTGACCAGCACCAGAACTTCCCCCGGTTATCCCTAAATAGAGAGGGATGTTTGGGGCGCTCCACCCAACCAATCCCGCAGCATCATAATCAAAGACATAAGGCTGAACACAAACGATACCCCCAGCAACATCAGGCTGAGTCCACGCCCCACCACCGTAAGACCCCGGATCTGAAAACTTCACCAGAACAGTAGTCAGCGTAATCTGCCCGATAAATGGAACGGTCTGGGTCAGATTATACGGAGCGTTTGAATCAGCGGTAGCGTGAGCTATAAGGTTCACGACGCCAGTATTGGTATCGAAGATCGAGTCTAAGGTCCACCCGATATTCGCGCTAGGCGTAAACCCTGATACAGGGGTTCTATCCGCAGAACTTATGAAGTTACCATTGTAATCGATAACGACCTGCTGCAACCCCGCTGTCGTTCCGATGTGAATGATTGCCTGAGAACCTTGATAGAAAATATGGATGCGCCTAGGGACGCCTGAAAGATTATCCGTAATACGTTGATATCCACCCATCTTACGAGGGCGACCATTACGGAATCTGCACCACAACACATCAAGCGCAGTTTGCGTATCAAATAATGTGGTGTCTCTGGATACACCAGGAGCAAAGCTTATATCGATAGGTATGGCTGTCACTTCACAATACCATTCATTTAACTCTCTCCTGAGACGCAGGATTACATTCTATCAAAGATTTATTAAATGAACTCAAAAACCCTGGATGGGTTTCCAGAAACTTATTGGAAAAATACACCGAATAGCTTTCATCGTATATGTAGCTTGTCTTAAAGGTGTCCAGGGGAAGCCTCTTCTCCATCAGGATCTCATTTAAGATCACGATATCCAAGAATGCAAAATCAATCGTATCATCAAGCAAAGCATCAACGATCTCATAATTGTCCATGAACTCGTGGCGTATCGCAACAGCCCCAGATGTTATCGCTTGAGAACTTACTCCCGCACCCATCTTGACGCCAATGATAGGAGGGTAATGAGGGAGGTGATTAGCAACGATCTTCACGATCCGCGCAGGAAGAATAGGGTTTGAGGCCGTCGCAAAACTGTCCCGCCACGTTGTCCTGAATGCCCCAAAGAAAGCGTCTGCTTTACTGTTATAAACTCTATCCTGCATCTCAGCCCACGGACCCCATTCTAATGTGAATGGATGGCCGACCTTCGTTGCGGCACAAAGCACAATCTCAGTAAGAGAGCCTCCAACACGGTTTCCACTCAGCGTCTGATAAGGAGGGTGAATCTGTGTAACTAGTCTCATAGGTCGTATGACATCAAGCCAGACAATAAAAGAACCAAGACCAATCGAGACAAAGACAGCAGCAACGACAGCTTTAACAGTCATTCGAGCGTCCTTTCCCCCAGTATGCACATGCGAAGCATCGTCTGACATTCATATGCCTCAATAAAGCAACACCGACACCACAATCGAAAAGACGCCACCCGATATCGGAAATAGCCTTTATCTTTGTAACAGTATACCCCTCGATAATCCAGTCTGCTTGCAATGCAACAAATAACAAAGAGAGACAAGATATATAAATTGTATCTCTGGCTGCTCGTGCGGCCTTATTCTCTATTGCCTTATACGCAATAATCGCCCCAACAATTACAACCTGTGAATGAACAAAGAGGCAGAACAACGTTAATGTCCATAGAACTCCATGCTGCCAGGGGATTAAATTGATCATGCTCATGTCATCCCCCTGTTATATACCATTCTTCAGCAGGAGGATCAGCAGCCCTGCGTCCTGGAGTCTTCCCCTTCAATGTAGCGTTCTCAGCTAATAAGGCGACCTCCTGTTTTTTTAGCTCTTCAACCTCACTTCTCAGCATCGCATTGCTCATGCGAAGCTCATCAATCTCATCCGTCATAACTTGAAGCTTGTTACTTAGGTTCACTTTATCCTGAAGAGCCAGAATCCTCTCTTCAGCCGCACTCTTCAATAGCTCCGCGTATTTGGTGTTCCCCTCATCAATCCGACGCTCTAACTCCTTAATCCGATCTGTTATCCCCCGATAAAACAGATCAATCTCAAAGTTCTTCTCATCAGACCGCTTGTCATTATTCCGCATACGGAGGATGCCATACAAGGCACCACTCATCGCCAATATCGCCCCAGCCCAACCACCAATCTGTTTGGCTAAGAGATCAACATCAATGGATACGGGATCTGCCATGGCATTATTGCTGATTCCAAACACCGTTGTAAGCTCTGGCCTCATCGCTCTGAGTGATGTTCAGTGCGACAACATCCCAGAGATCACGGCTTTTTAATTGTGCCACATACCAAGTAAGCTCACTAGTAGAAGGAGAGCGCCCCAAGGCATTCTGGTACAAATATGTCACATAGGCTACTGGGTCTTTGCCATAACCACTACTCCCACCCATGAACTCTGGCGAGTGCGTAAAGCAGTAAAGAATACCAAGATTGTTTCCCAGCACATGCAACGCAGATCCTGGTGACGCGTTATAGGCAGGAAGATACAGGTTCTTCGTGTACCACTGGTTCTCAGCTATCGTCGGGTAACGCCCTAAGATCCCGCCATATAACCTGACTATCGCAGGAGCCGCCCCCGTCAGGGTCGTGATGAAACTCTCTATCTGGTCAATGTCGGCAGAGCTAAAGATATAAGCCGAACTTGTCGTGATCATCACGCCAACTATAGACGTACCAACGATCACCAGACCACCCGCGCTATTAGCAAGAACCGTCGTCGTAAAGTCAGGCGCAAACACCTGACTCGCAAACTGGTTGTTCCCATAAGCTATCGTCGCCTGACCGCCGCTCCATCCTGACATGTACCCAAGATATCCGCTGCACATATAGGGAGTGGACAGCAACCCAAGCGCATACCTCGTCCCAGCCTGAACCGCCGTCACGCCATCAACCTGAGTCCCACCCGCCAAGATAGGGAAGTTAATCCCGCCAAGAGCCATCTCAGGCGCGGCAGTCAGAAGAAGGTTAGGAGCCAATAAAGCACCCACGCCACTTGAAGGCGCAGTCGCCGCATTGATAAACGTCACCAGGGCATCACTCGGTCCTGACACGTTAGCAGCAAGGAGAGCCTCGTCAGCGATGAGGTTAGCCAGCGTCAACCCTTGCGGATCAACACCCTGTGCATTCAAGAAATCCGTCGAAACAACCGCATACGCCTCGTCAACATAGGCCAGCCAGAAAGCCCACGTCATCTTGATCGTCTTGCCCCACGAGATGACGGTTATGCCTGTCGCATCATAAGACTGGACACAAACAGCATGTCCTCCCCACGATCCAGGTATCCCCGTTGAACCCGGAACGACATCCCAGACAGCCGGTTGCGTCTGTGCCGAAATCGGCAACCTCACCCCGATATAAATTCCCCCGAACCAATTAATCGCAGCCTTGATCTCATTCAGGTTGGCAATGTTAAGAGCCGCAAACGAGTTAATCTTATGGCCCCCAATCCCCGTCGCCTGCCAATATTTCAGAACCGATAACTCAACACACCCAACGTCCGTCGCAGGCGTCCCGTTATATCCAGAGATCGCAGAATACGCTGCTAACACGTCAGCCTCAGACACTATCACCGGGTTCCCGGCATAAGTCGTCCATGCCTGGATCAAGTGTTGAGCCGCCGCAATCGTGCAGTCCCCCACCGTGTCATTCTTATCCAAAGGCCAGTCTGCGACCTTTGAACACCAATCAGCCGTTACCGGAGGGACAGGAGGAGTGCAAGCTCTGGAAAATACCGGGACTTTCGGATCAACAACGGCAGGCAGTTTTCCAAGCTTCATAATCTTCAGTCCGGGCAGAGTTCATCAAGCTGATGACGACGGGAATACTCTTCATGCTCCAGAGCTTTTATCTGTTCAAGGAGAAGCTGGATTTCTTCCTCCAGCTTCTTATGCTCCTCAAACAGAAGGCCAAGCCTCTTTCGCATCCTTTCTATCACGGCACTTGTACCGTGTTAGCCGGGAACGTCCCAATGCCATTCGCCGCCAGCTTGCAGGCAGAGACGTACTGAGCCACAGCCTTAGCAACCGACATGAACGACGGCAGGGACGGGAAGGTCACAACGCCCGTCATGGTGATCCACGGCAGGGCGTTCGTGTTCATCGTCGTGAACTCTTGGAAATTGCTGATGAAGCTTGCCTCTGCATTGAGGTTAGCAATATCGCTATCTTCAAGAGCGTAAGTCCCATTGATCGCAGGCGTCGAAGCAGACGTAATAATCAGACCATTCGCAATAGCAGACGCATAAGCCTGCTTCGCTTCCTGTGCTTTCGCGTCAGCCTCATTCCTTGCAGCCGTCGTTGAATCCCACTCAAGAACCGGATAGGTGATCGTAACCGGGTTCTGCGTCGTATCAAAAACAGCCTGCCCGTAATACTCAACATAGGGCTTCAAAGCTGGCTTGATCTCAATAGCCGGTTTCCAATTCGGATCGTTCGTCGTGACCGGAGGCGTGTCGATGCAAGCCGTCACTTGGTTGTTTTGAACCTGAACCCACAAACCCATTTTCTTCTCCTATTCCGCTGCCATCTTGGAACTGAACCGTTCCATCAGTCGTTTGTTTATGTTGATGAAGGGATGCTCCCACTCCCCAAACACTTCCTGCCTGAACAGGCGCATATGGTCATAGTAAGGAGTCTTCTCGCCATCAAGCGCATATAAGTGGTATGGCATGATTGGCGTGATAACCCAAGTCTCAACGCCCATCGCTGCTGACAAGTGAGAGATAGAGGTGCAGGACGAAATCACCAAGTCACAGGAGGCGACAGCATTGCGCGTATCCTCCCAAGACTGAAGCGGAACCTCACGGCACCAATAGGGGCGATGCTCGGCACCCTCATCCCTCTGGAGGCTTACGAACTCAACGTCAGGAATGTCCTTGACCGCATTGAACAGCAGTTCATGGGGGAACCTCTTCACATGATCCGGCTCAAAGCGAGTGGAACCAAGCCAGCGCAGGCCAATGCGGAACTTCTTGCCACGAATGACATTCGGCTTCCTGATATAAGCCTCACCCGTAATGTCAGGCAGTTCAAACCCAAGCGGCAGGATTGCACTCATCCCCTGGACGTAGAAGTCATGGTAGATACCGAAGTTGGCCTCTTTCTGGACGACAGCAGAAACCCCCTCAACATCCACAAACAAGGACGCCAATTGACCCGCGCAAGACACAACGCACCGACCAGCCCGTTTGGCAATATGCTTGGCAAAGCGGATCTGGTGGATCTGATCACCTAGCCCATGCTCAAGGTTCAATAGCACAATGCCCTTCGCCAGACCGTCCCAAGGCTTCGTTGGCGCATCCGGTGGCGGATCTCCAAAGACTTGTACATATCTGCCGCGCTCCATCAGCTTATAGCCCTCTTGGATCTTGCCCTGTCGAAGCGCATACCAGCCACGGTTGAAAGCCGCACGATGGTTATTCGGGATCTCCCGTTCCATCTTCTGCGCCAGACGCCAACCCTCTTCAAAGTCCCCTGTCCGTGACGCCACAAGCTGGAGGTCAAGATCAGAGATGTCAGGGATCGTCCTGGGCTTATCCAACCAGAACTCAGGCTGGCAGAAGCTCCCATAATGCTCCTTCAGGACATCTCTCGGATGCTGCTTATGCTGGTGTTCCAGCTTCGGCTTAATGTCGTGCATCCCAGCATAGCCGTGAAGGTTCTCGTCGTCTTCCTTAACAGGCTCCCCGTCGATATTCTCAAAGTCATAGGTGAAGTCAGGAAGCCCAAGGAAAGCATGGACCCTGTTCAAGACCTCTTTCGGATCAGCCAACAGGTCTTCATATTCAACAATCAGGAAGTTCTCTGGTGCAGCCTGCCAGCCCTCTTGCAGAGAGATGTAAGCCGCCTTCAGATGCTCCATCAACTGACCGTCAGCGATGAACTTGTCCAGATCTTGGGGTTTAGCAACCCGAATGAAAGACGCCGCGCAATCTGGGATCGACCTGACCGTTGCAATGATACGAGGCTTTCTCCCAAGCACTTGCGTCATCGCCCCCATAATAATCGGTATCGGCCACCCTCTTGACTTGTCGATAATGACGGGCTTGTCGGTATCGGTGTAGAAATTGTCAATCACGCCCCGCATAGCCGCGCAAAGCTGCTTATGATCCGGGTCTTTGTCTACAAGAAGTGGACCTGAGTGCCACGTATTCGCAAGCCCATCCAAGGCGTGTACTAGGCCAGAGGTGGTAGAGACATGGGTTAGCGGGTTTTGATTAAGAATGGCGGCTAACACAGTGCTCCCACTTCTGGGGATACCACTAAGGAAATGCAGTGTCTTGTTCATAAAAACTCCTTCGTTGAATTACGTCATTACCCCAAAGGTGGCGATGGTAGTATATCCACCACAAGCGACTTTTAACCAATTAGTTAAAGCTCCGATTTGCTTTGGAGAAGAATAATTCGTAATGTTTCCGAGCCCTAATTGACCATAGGCATTTTGACCCCATGCCCACAAGGTTCCGTCAGTTTTAATGGTCGTCGTAAACCTTCCGCCACAAGCAACGCTTGACCAATTCGTTAAAACGCCAACTTGTTTAGGACTTGAATAATAAGTCCGATTCCCTAAACCTAACTGACCTAAGTTATTATACCCCCAGGACCACAAGGTTCCATCAGACTTTATAGAAACAACATGAGAGATGCCGCCAGCAATGCTAGACCAGTTAGTTAACGCTCCAACCTGCTTTGGAGAAGAATAATTCGTAATGTTTCCGAGCCCTAATTGACCATAGGCATTTTGACCCCAAGTCCATAAAGTGCCATCTGTTTTGGTGGCAACTGTAAAATACTGCCATCCAGCGCAACTGGACCAGTTTGTTAATAAGCCGACTTGTTTCGGAGAGGAATAATAAGTTATATTTCCTAAACCTAACTGACCATAGTAGTTATACCCCCAAGTCCATAAAGTGCCGTCTGTTTTTATCGCTATTGTGTGATAGTACCCACAAGCGACTTTTAACCAATTAGTTAAAGCTCCGATTTGCTTTGGAGAAGAATAATTCGTAATGGTCCCAAGCCCTAATTGTCCAAGGGCATTTTGACCCCATGCCCACAAGGTTCCGTCAGTTTTTATCGCCATTGTGCTAAGGTACCCACAAGCGACTTTTGACCAATTCGTTAAAACGCCAACTTGTTTAGGACTTGAATAATAAGTCCGATTCCCAAGACCTAGCTGACCATTGTTATTAGCCCCCCACGCCCACAAGGTTCCATCAGACTTTATAGAAACAACATGAGAGATGCCGCCAGCAATGCTAGACCAGTTAGTTAACGCTCCAACCTGTTTAGGCGAAGAGTAATAAGTCCGATTCCCAAGACCTAGCTGACCATAATTATTCTGCCCCCAAGCCGCCAGCCCCGGCGATACGGGGACTATCGTGGCGAGGACAGAAAAATGCCCGCAGGCGACGTTCTGCCATGTGGTGAGGGAGCCGACTTGCTTGGGGGAGGAGTAATTCGTAATGTTTCCAAGCCCTAATTGACCATAATTATTTAATCCCCAAGCCCATAGAGATCCATCAGTCTTAATTGATAAAACGTGATAGCTCCCACAAGCGACTTTTAACCAATTAGTTAAAGCTCCGATTTGCTTTGGAGAAGAATAATTCGTAATGTTCCCAAGACCTAACGAGCCGTATCGGTTGTTTCCCCAAGCCCATAAAGTTCCATCAGTCTTGGTGGCAATAGCAAAGTATCCACCACCAGGGACAGCTTTTAACCAATTCGTCAGGCCACCGACTTGCTTGGGACTAGAATAATAAGTCTGATTTCCAAGCCCTAATTGACCATAGTTATTTTGACCCCAAGCCCATAGAGATCCATCAGTCTTAATTGATAAAACGTAATAGTTCCCACAGGCAACACTTAACCAATTTGTTAAAGCGCCTATTTGTTTAGGAGAAGAATAATGGGTTCTGTTCCCAAGACCTAACTGACCGCTATTATTCTGCCCCCACGCCCATAATGTGCCATCAGTCTTGGTGGCAATAGCAAAGTATTCACCACAAGCGAGAGCCAACCAGTTAGTTAGACCACCTACCTGTTTGGGGCTTGAATAGCTTGTGGTATTTCCAAGACCAAGTTGACCGTATTGATTCCCTCCCCAGGACCACAAGGTGCCGTCAGTTTTAATTGCTGCCGTAGAGGATTGACCGCAAGCCACACTAGACCAGTTAGTCAATGCCCCAACCTGTTTAGGCGAAGAATAATAAGTGATGTTTCCAAGCCCTAATTGACCATTATTATTCCATCCCCCAACCCAAAGTGTCCCATCAGTTTTTATAGCTACAAAAGTATTACCTGTTGCTATTTTTGACCAGTTCGTCAACTGTCCCACAGCTTTAGGACTGGAATAATAAGTCGTATTTCCTAAACCTAACTGCCCAGAACCATTATACCCCCACGACATCAGGCCAACGGGGACGGGGCGGCCTATGGCGAGGGTTTGGTTAAAACCACAAGCGACTTTTACCCATGAAGTAAGAGATCCAACTTGTTTTGGAGAGGAATAATAAGTTATATTTCCTAAACCAAGCTGACCAAAAATGTTCCACCCCCAAGTCCATAGAGTCCCATCTGTTTTAATGGCAACTGTATGATATTGCCCTCCAGAGCAACTAGACCAGTTTGTTAATAAGCCGACTTGTTTCGGAGAAGAATAATTCGTAATGTTTCCAAGCCCTAATTGACCAAAATTGTTTCTTCCCCAGGACCACAAGGTGCCGTCTGTTTTAATTGCCACTATATGATAATGCCCTCCAGCGCAACTGGACCAGTTTGTTAATAAGCCGACTTGTTTCGGAGAAGAATAATTCGTAATGTTTCCAAGCCCTAATTGACCAAAAATGTTCCACCCCCAAGTCCATAGAGTCCCATCTGTTTTAATGGCAATTGTATGAGATTGCCCTCCAGCGCAACTGGACCAGTTTGTTAATAATCCAACTTGTTTCGGAGAAGAATAATTCGTGATATTTCCTAAACCTAACTGACCATATTGATTTAGTCCCCAAGTCCATAGTGTTCCGTCTGTTTTTATCGCTATTGTGTGATAGTACCCACAAGCGACTTTTAACCAATTAGTTAAAGCTCCGATTTGCTTTGGAGAAGAATAATAAGTTCTATTTCCTAAACCAAGTTGACCATTATTATTAAACCCCCAAGTCCATAGGGTTCCGTCAGTTTTAATGGCCGTCGTAAACCTTCCGCCACAAGCAACTTTTGACCAATTCGTTAAAGCGCCGATTTGCTTTGGAGAGGAATAATAAGTTCTATTTCCTAAACCTAATTGACCATATTGATTTAATCCCCACGCCCATAGAGTGCCATCAGACTTTATAGAAACACCATGATAGGCGCCACCAACAATGCTAGACCAGTTTGTTAACGCTCCAACTTGTTTAGGACTTGAATAATAAGTCGTATTCCCAAGACCTAGCTGACCATAAGAATTATTCCCCCACGCCAACAGACCCACTGCTGCCGGTGCTTTGCCGCCCCAGAGTAATGCGGAAGTTACCCCTGACATATCAAGTTAACCCTGTACCAGAGATGATCCATGTGGTTGTGCCGGTCTTTAGCGCCGTCGCACAGCCGTATTGGGCTAGAGTACGTGTACCGGTAGACCCAGACCCCATCAGGTACATCGTATCGGATGTGATGGCGATGCTGGAGGATGCTGACAGGTTAACGAAGGCAATCACCGTTCCAATCGGATAGGCCACACTCGCGTTTGACGGGATCGTGAATGTCCCCGCCGTCGCCATATAGATGTGATACCCCGCGTCACCAAGGACACAGGTATAACCGGCGTTCTGAGAGTTCTGGGGAATGCTCAGGTAGCCGACACCGTTGACGCCAACGCTGGCTATCGGTTGTCCTAAGACTACATTCAGACCTATCTGACGATCACTCATAACCGTTACCTTTATCTATCTATCCTAGCGCCACCATATCGGCGCCAACTCCATGTAGTTATCAATCACACTTACAGTTATCACGGTAGATCCTGAAGCAAGAATACCGCTGCCCCCTAAAACAGAATTTACCACACCAAACGCAGACACATTCACATTGTTGATAACCGTAAACGATGATGCCCCCGCAATTACCCTAGCTGAAGATCCAGCACTCATCGCAAAGGTCGGCGCCGAGTTTAATAACTGCCCCGATGACCCCGACAAAGTCAACGTATTGCCACTCAAATTTACGATGTCCTGATACCAGCCAGCCCCAAGGTTAAAAATCAAATCCATCTGAAAAGTCGATGCAGCAGAACCAGAAGCCAATACCGAACAACCACCCCTTACTGCCGCCGTCAGCAAGGCACTATTGGAATACGTATTTACAAACTCAGCTACCTGAAGCGTGTTCAGTGTTGTGGCTTGAGTCGTAATCCCATCGGCCAACTGAGAAGCCACCGCCGAAGTCGTCGTTGATCCTAACTGTAAAGTTCTCCACGTCCCCGCTTGTGTCGTATTAGACGTGAGAGTGATAATCCAAGCCTGACCACTAGCGATGTTAACGATTGTGTTCCCCGTATTATCTGCAACAGAGAAGGTATTCGTTCCGACATTCGTTATCGTCGTCGCCGGTCCCGTTGCTGCAATCAAAGCACTCGGCATTAGCAAAGCCAAATGCGTTGCCGTTGCAGTCACATCGATTTCAGAGGCAACATAAACCGCGCCTTCCAAACTCTCTGTAGGCCATAACAAGGTCGTATTGCTCGACATCGTTATAGACTGATAACTCAATTGAGAAGGTCGGACTACCTGACCGCCGAAGACATTTGTAAAATTTCCCCCAGCCATTTAGACGGTCCTCCGCTCTGATGCCCGGTCCATTTGCCGTTGCAGATCCTGACCGCTTAATGTGGCGATCTCCGCCTTATACATATTTTCCCAAACAGGAATACGTTCATCATTCTTCAGGAAGGGCATTGCCTCAACCAGTGTCCCATAAAGGAGAGCATTCGGGCAATATATCGTCCAAAAGTTAGATTGGTTATTCGCATCCAACAAAGGAGGCTGCATATAGCAAGTGATCTCCAAGGGGTAGGTGACATCAGGCGTCGGGACGATAAGCCACGATGTATACCCATAGTCAGCGTAAAACTTTGGCGGAGAAGTCAGGGAGTCATCCGGCCAATATGTTCTGCAATATTCATAGCTTCTAGGAAACAAGGGCGTTCTAAAGTTAGAATCCGAGCTTGCCCCATAATTCATAGATACAGTCTGGCGCCACCTGTCAGGCTTTGGAATAACGGGATTCCCCGGAGTGAGTCCTGTTACGTCAGATAAAACCTCAATCTGACCTAGAAGCTTGAGGATTTGAGCCAGCTTGCGCTCTGCTGCGTTGATAAGCCTTGGGATCTGCGCCGTAACCGTTGCATCAGTCGTAGAGGATGCGCCACGCTCCAGATATGCCTGAACGTCCTGAACCAGAGTATTGTAGGTTACGCTAGTAGCCATAGCAAACCCCCATATTGTTTGCTATAAAGGCGTGATGCCGCATATTGTAGAGAGAGTTCGTCCATAATGACTCACGAAGACCTAATGCAGTAGCCAAACACATTCATTTTATTTGTCACGTCACACACGGCATATAAAATCTGTGCATTTAGAAGCAGATGCCCCGGAAGAACTTGGGCCGTTGTATTCGCTGCAACGATGAAATAAGCCAAGTTAGCCGTCACCGTCCCACCGATTCCAAGCGTCAACGTATGCGAAACGGTATCGACGTTTGCACAGTAGAGAACGACCTCATCACCCAACCCCGCAGTTGTCGTATTAATCGAAGTGTGGATCGTCGTAGGCGATGTTATCGTTGTTCCCGCAACAGGAATCGGCGCCCCGTAAGTCGCGCCACTTAAAACAATCTTAGTTAAAGAAGCCATGCTATCACCTCAACCATAACGATATTAACTCTGTCTGTGGCGTCAATGCCAATGCAGCCGCAACACTACCACTTCCAGAAGCTGTCACATCGCCGGTAAGGGCAGTGATAGCACTTCCACCCGCAGAAAGTGGGCCAACTGTACCACCATTTATCTGTACGTAAATACCCGCTGTCGTTGTCCAAATGTCGCCATTAACTGGCGCCGATGGGGCCGCACCAGGAGGAAGATTAAGGCCAGCAGCACCACTGGCGCTGGCAACCGTCGTTTGCTTCCCTGTAAACGTGTTAGCACCAAGAATAGCAAGAGTGCTTGTCGATGATGGGAACGTGTAGGTATAAGCCCCCGGCATCGTAAAGCCGATGTTGTAAGCGCCAGAGGTTGTCAGGTTTCCAGCAAGCGACAGAGAACCTGTCCCGAAGGTCAGAGACGAACCAGAGCCTGTGGTCGTTAACAATGTCCCCGTTGTTGGGAACGTCACCGTCGTATTATTCGTCACCGTCCCAGTAAAGGTATATGCCCCAGAGAAGGTCGTGTTGCCGCCAATAGAAAATGTGCCACCAGGAAGTTTGAATGCCCCTGATAATGTCACGCTTTGATCTTGGTCTATCGTTACCGCCGTCACAGGGAAGTTATTGCCATTTGGCGTCGTATTGAACTTAATCGCGCCAGGAGATGACGAATTGCTGATAGATCCCGTACTGGATACAGCAAAGTTTATGCTGGCAAATTGCTCATATCCGTTAGTTCCAGCATACCCAGATCCCATAAACGTCAGAACATTCTGTCCATTCGTTACATTCGCATGAGCCGATGTATCTGAGTTACTCCGAGCACCCATGAAAATAGGTTCTAACGAAGTCGAATGACGATGCAGAATCTCTTGAACAGGATTCATCGCCCCAATATCAGAGGCTTTAAGGACGGCAGTATAAGTCGCGCCATTTAGAAGGATGCTTGATCCTTCTGTCCCCATGTTACCTATATCTGCATAGGTCGTAAGTATCCCCGTCGAACTCCAAGCCCCGCCATCTGCAAAGGTCTGCGTTTGCATCCATGTGTTTGGAAGCGTGACGTTGGCAAATGACGACGGAAGATATCCGCCAAGATATTGAGCATTTAAGTTTGCAACTTGTGAGGTAGAACCAACAACCAGCGGCGGCTGACCAGAGATCGTTGAAACAAGCTGGCTACCCGTAACATTCCCAGATGCAGAAAGAGTCGTGAATTTCCCTGTGGATGGCGTTGCATTACCAATCGCCATATTATTAAGCCCGGTAGAATTAATCGACCCGACATAATAAGGAGCAGTCATTCCCCCGGTTGCGTAGAAATTAATAACCCCGGCATTACCTAAAACACCGAAATCCAATTCAGAGTCTGTGACATAGAGATATCCGGAATATGGATTGGGAAATGGCGTCGTGCCACCGATACTATTGTTAATCCCAAAATCAGCATAATGAGTTACATCGTTACCAGTGTCAGAAGTGGCCACGAAGTCTGAGGATGCAGAAGTTCCTGTGTTCGTGTTCTGAATTGATATCTGATAATAGCTATTAGAGTTTCCGGTGAATTGTGCGGCATTAGATCCGCTTGGCGTATATCCAGGTGTACCAACGGTGAATATGGCACTTATGCCAATCTTCTTAGTTATCCCGCCCTGTTGTGAAACTAACGTATAATCACCGCTCCCCCATGAAGTCGCTGCTGGCAATGCGCTTATAAAAACAGGCGATGTCATGGCAAATATAGCCCCGCATTTTTCCAAAGAACGGTATTATCAATGATCAACGCGCCATCATTCGGTGGCCAATTAGGCGCAGATACCCCCGATGTTCCGGCATACAAACATACATAAATATAGATGTTTTGACCAGCAGCAGTTAGCCCCGTAGCTATGGTTGGCGTAACTTGCTGACCTTCTGAATATACCGTGTTTGCCAACCATGGAGTTGATGGATAAATTGTAGAAACTGAATTGCCAAAACCGATCTCTTGAAGAGTATCATTCGTCTCAACCGTATTACCCATATTGTCAGCCTCTAACACAAGCTGCATTGGGTTAATAGCGACATTCATAGGTCCGACACTAAGTGATACGTCAGGTCTGGGATTCTGAAGAGAGATATCCTCTGTCTCTCTAGCTGGCAATCTCCACGGATCTATACGATCCCAATCTTCAAGACATACTAACAACCCAGGAATGTTTCCATCTTCCGTCAGATCCGCAAGCGGGAATTTTCTCGAACACCTCCCACATATGCCAATGGCTATAGGGGAAAGACCTTGTGTGGAGATGTACCTTGGCATTACTCAGTCTCTATCCGGTCATCTGGTGTAGCATCTGGTTCTTGGCATAATCTTAATCGGCCCTTTTGATCTCTCTTCCGCCCACATTAAAGATTCAGCCTTTGTTGCTTTTGTTTCAATCTGCTGAATACGTTGCTGCCTTTGCATCAAAGCCATATACCCCGCTTGGGCGGCACTTGCATCCTCACGATCTTTAATCTCATAGATCAAAGAACAAGCAAGACGCCACATAAGAGCTTCATTGCATCGCTGTGGAATCTCAACCGCATTGCTCATCTGACCGGGATCTTGGATATACCGTCGCGTCAGAACAGACACTAATCCATTGTAGAAAGCTAATTGGTTCGGAACATTCCAAAGCTTGATGACCGGGTAATTTAACTGACGATCAACCCAAGCCGATACAGCACGATCCCCTTGCTGGAATTTGCTAGGAAGATTGTAGTAGTCATCAATGTTTAAGGGACCAATCATAATGTCAGAGGCATTGGCCAACCCAAAATTCAATTGGTTCAAAACCCATGGCGTTCCCGAAGCATATTGAACCTGGAAATATGGATATGAGGGAACAGGGTTAAGGTCAAAATATTGCCAAACCCCCGGAGTGAATGTCGTGCTCGGAAGCGTTTGAACAACCGTATAGGTCACGTTGTTATTAGATCCAAGGATCTGCAAGGAAGTGGTTATCGAAGAAGTCCCACCTAACAAAACTCCAACCGTGTATAAACCCGTCGAGCTTCCAAAGCTTACCTGAACATGCGGTGTTGTTCCGGTTATTGTAATGTCAGAGTTTACTGTCCCACCGAATAAAACCGTTGCATCCTGACCATCACTTGTAACGGCAGGCCCCCTATATGGATTAAGGTTTCGCCAATAGGCATGAATGACATCAACCGTCCCAAGAGGGCAGGCAACGTCAGGAGATCCTAAAACAGGACCAAGGGTCAGATATTGCTTTGTCCAAAGAGGAAAGCCTGCATTGCTCCACTCACTAAGGATGGAGAACAGCAAGTCTTGGGCAATTTGGATATTCTCGGATGACGCTTGTTCAGGTTGGAGTCCTGCACGTCGAAAAGCATGATCGATTATCTGACCTTGAGTGAATCCATATTGGGATACAGTCCCAGATGTTGTTGGAAGGGTCATGCTGTCGCCTCTGTCAAAACAATGAACATTACCACAAAGAATTAAATGATGGAAACTTCACTAACTCATTCTGGCATGGCCCATCATCGTACCTGTGTTTTTTATGAACCCACCATGATAAGAAGGAGAAGTTTCACCACCCCCAGACGTTAAGATAGCTTTTACATTAGACGTACCGTTAATTGCTGCTGACATTGAACCAATACCAATAACAACTCCGCTTACATCACCTTCTCCGCTAAGATATGCAGATAAATTAAGAGTGCCGGTAATATCTCCATTTAATGAAGATGACCCTGTTAGATTAGATACTAAGTTTGCAATACCAGTTATTGATGTTGATATACCCCCAGAACCTGACAAAAAGGCAATCATATATCCTGAAGGAGCAACCCCCACTCCTGTCGCAAAATAATTATTAGCAAAGTATTTCGGGGAGAAATATGAACCGGCGTTATAAGCCATATCAGTTCACATCGTAAGTTATCGAGGTGCGATCCCCTGATGTGTCAACAGTAGCAACGATCCTGTCTACAAGGTCGTTAATATCACGGATTGTAACCGTTGTTCCGCTTGCTCCTGATACCTTCCCAGCAAGTGCGGCAGACAGAAGCCTCATCAATTGCTCTGCCGAATATCCGCCCTCAAGAAGCTGCGCCCAGACAGCATCAGCAGCACCCTGCGCCGTAAGATCAGAGTAAGACCTGATCGTCGCGCCCATAATACCAATGGCATTTAAAGTCGAAGACAAAGACGATGAGCCAGCAAGACCAGCAAGCAAATTCCCGAGCGCATTCAAATTGGCATTGCCCGTGATATCACCAGACCCAGAAAGAGACGCGCCCAAAGGTAGAGCAGCAACCCCGGCTGCATTCGTGATATTCCCACTGCCGCTCACTGAAGCCTGAAGCGTCCCAAGCGCATTCACAAGCGCCGATACACTTCCTGACCCAGACAACGCAGCCACCATAAACGCAGACTGCACACCAATTAATGCTGCATTGGTAACGTCACCAGATCCAGAGACGGATGCGATTAAAGCTCCAAGCGCATTTAATGTTGAGGCAACATTCCCAGATCCCGTCAGTGCCGCCTGCATCACACCAAGCGCATTCATAACTGAAGACGTAATGTCTCCTGCGCCACTCAAACTTGCCGCGCAGATAGCAATAGCGTTCAGGCCAACATTCGTTGACCCTGTCCCGGTCAATCCTGCCGATATGTTAACGCCACCAGCTAGATTAGGTGTGCCTGTAGAGCCAGACCCTGAAACGTTAGGCCCTGTTGACATCTCACCAGCAGTCTTTGGAATCATCCAGGTATTAGGAGGATAGTTCCCCGTAGGAATTGCTAACGTATCCGCCGCACCAGAAGCTCCATCCATCAGGATAAAGTTCCTAATAGCCCCAGCCTTGTTGAAAGTTGATCTTACTTGAGCCTCAACAGTTACGGGATTGGTTGCGCCACTGCCAACACCAGCAAGAAACAAACCTGGGCCTTTATTATAGACGCTGAAATTACCTAACAACGCCATAATAAATCATCCCCAAACAAAGTCCAGATTTCCAAAGTAACTACTATTTGTCGGCGTTGCTGATCCTGCATACTGTATCCATGCTAAACAGGCCCCATCCTGTACTACTGGCATGCTGGGAAGCTGATTAACCAGATCTCTCTCACCCGCGACCCCAACGGTTGTGACGGGGACGGTCAACAATGGTCGCGCCAAAACAAACGCCAAAGTTCCAGACGTATATGTTGACGACAGGTTAATAGCAGTCGGAACACGAATACCCGCGTCACCAGCCTGCAATGGCATGAATGGCCCGTACTTACCAGAGGCCGTACCACTATAAACCACGTTACCTTGAATAGCCGTTGCCGTACATGTCGGCAAAGCCGGGGAAGACGGAGTCGCACGAGAAGCCGTGCCAGCCGAGTTCGTATAAGTCAGTGTCAATGTGCCAGTAGTTGTACCCATCGCGCCACCAGCGGCAACTGCAAAGCACTGGACACCAGCGCCAGCCGTCGAGGACAGGCCGATTGTCGAGGTCGTGGCAGTTGACCAGTTCTGACTATAGCGCGGCATCTGCTGGACAATTGTGTTCGTGCCGGAACCAGCCGAACTGTAAGCAACATAAACAGCATTCAACGCATTATAGTAGCTGGTCGATACCCAGCAAGTCGTCGATGACTGCCGCACCCCATAGTAAACCTGACTGGCATTAAGGTTGCCCGGTAGCGATCCACCAGAGTTGGAAATGCTAAAACAGAAGATCGAGGTATATGGATCAAACGTTGAGGAGTAAGTCAGCAACAAGTTTGTAGAGTTAGTCGCTGTGACCGTTGCCGAGGTCACAACCGTCTGAGCACCCGTTGTCGTTCCACCGAGCGTAAACAAGCCCTGGATATCAACCAGCATCAGAACAGTAGGGGCCGTCGTTGCCGCCGCACTGAACACTGAGGCGTTAAGGATGCTTTTGGTATATCCAGAATAACCCAACCCCACATTACCACCGTGCAGAATGCCAGAGGCGTTTGTCGGCTGTGTATCCCACATCGGCTGAAATGCCAAAGCAGGACCACCGGGGTTCAGAGATCCAGCCGCTGGGTTCCCGCCTCCCTGATACAGGTCATACCAAAGACCAGCCGTCTGAGCAGAAGTTCCCAACCAGTTCTTGTTCCAGTCAGCCCTCCACCTCTGCCCATTCGACATCGCGGCAACTAGCTGATCCATACTGAGAATAGTCATTTTTTAACCCCAAATTGTTTGGATCGATCCCCAAAATATCGTTGCTGCTAACGTTCCTTGAGGATTGCAAACTATAGCAAGACCAGCATCATCCGGTATCGTTGGCAGTTTAGACCAATCTTTAAAAAAATCCATTTCTACCGGAGCATCAATAGTTCGTAACGCAAAATTGACTATCGGACGAACCAAACCCATCGAAATCAACCCGACATCAAGCGTTGTAAACATAATCGAATCAACCGTCCTAACGCCAATATCTCCATATTGAAGCGTCAGAAATGGGGTATTCGCCATGGCGCTAGAGTTCGGTGACGCAGAAAGAATGGTTCCATTAACTGCTTGCGTTGTCCCATAAATCGGGCCAGCCCAGCGATTAGGCAAACCATCCTGATTTGTATACTGCACAAAATAAACAGGGATACCCGAATGACCGGCCACAACCGTGGGCATCATTTGCAGACATTGATTCTGAGAAGCAGGAAGCATGTTCATAACGGGCTTCACAGAAAGATAGTTTAATGTTGACGTGTCACCATTAAGCGCTGAAGCCCCCATGCCCCAGTTAAAGTTAAACGTCGTCCCCTTCGCAACAAACGTAAATGACCTCGTTACGTTAAAAAAGTTGGTGTTAATCGTTCCATTCGCCCCAAACGCAAATGAGAAGTTATCACCAACACCATTGGTCGATGTCGTTCCCCCATACACCGTAACAGCCCCAGCAGAAGAGCTAAATCCACTAAACTGAAACTCACATCGATATGTCTGCTCAGGAACAACCGTCATCGTCGTCTGTGCATACGGAGATGCGGCAGTCACATTCATCTGGATCACAGACCCAGGATTAGACAAAGTGCAGTTTGCTGATGCTGTGAACCCAGTTGTCCCACTCACAGGAACCTGTGTCGCCACTTCAGATCCAAGATAAGCCGTCTGTGTGGGTATCCATCTTTGAGGCAAGCTCCCTTGTACTGTCGGCTGGACACCAGGAGTTGACTCGTCAAGAAACGGGTAGAACCCAACGTTATCATATAAAATGCAAGGCAACGGAACCGCCGAGGCCGTTCCATTCAGCAGCATAAACGTCTTCAGATACTTCTGATAACCGACAGCATTAACGTTCTGTCCATGAGGAATCCCCAGATTCTCAACATACCCATTGGGGACGTAATTGCTGGGTGTGCCAATATAATAATTAGGAGGGGGGCTTCCTGGTGACATGTTCAGATCAAACCAGTAATTCGCCCCCGTCGTTTGCGTTGGAGCCTTCTTCCAACAGGCAAAGTACGATTGCCCATTGTTCTCAGCCGAGGCTAACTGACTGACGCTATAAAGGCTCATAATAGCCCCAGCATAGACTTGCAATACTCAAGCTTTACCACTTGAGCATCGTCCAGCACAGTTCCACTCTGCAAGAGATCAAGATAATAATTGAACAAAGCCTGCGGATCAGACTTCATCAAAGCAAATTCTTCCGCGTGTGTCACGTCAGAGAACTCGTTCCCGTCAGGTTTGCTTCCATATTCGGGTCAGTAGTAATCACTTTAAGAACATTTGGAGGCTTATCCCTAGAGAAAACAGGCTTATCCTCGCCATGATCACAAGATCGAACAAAAACAACTCCACCCTCTGGATTGTCTTTGCACTCAGCAGGAGCATCACACTCACCACAATAAAAAACACTCATACATTCCTCCCTGTAATAGACGATGCAATTTGATGAAATTTTACCATCAAGCGATATTCCAGGCTAGGCTTGTCATGCGCTCCATGCAGAAACACCTTACGAGGAGCATTTACGATATCAGTGCAATCACACTTGCGATGAATTTTTGTCTTAACGACCTTCACAGGCCGTTGGCAACCAGAACAATAATAAAGCGGTAGCCCGATATGATTATCAAGCCACCGCTCTAATTTAGTGCGACAATCAGTCAAGATTAGATGCCTCTATGTCATGAGAGCCGCAACAGCGACAGGTAAGAACAACACCTTTGCCATGCTTGCCATATCTAAGCTGAAGGTTTTCAAGGCGATTATCTGTTCTATCACCATTGATATGGTGGACAGATTCATATGGCGAAATATTGCGCCTCAAACTTCTAGCCATAACCAAACGATGCTGTGGGACGTACCCGCTGCGCCCCGCCATGCCGAAATTAGGATCGTCTGGATAAATCCTCTCCAAAACATATCCCTCGCCATTTTTGACAACCCCACCCTTCCAGCTTCCATGTCTTTCACCAGACGCTTTTCGACCGTCAGATACTCCATGCTTAATGGCGATTTTGCTTACGATACCTTGGTGACAACCAAACTTTGCAGATACCGCAACCTGCTTTAATCCAGATTTCAGCAAGCCAACAATTTCTTGTTCTTCCTGATCTGTAATTCTGCGGCGCTGACCGCCATGATCCCGAAGTTTTATCCCTGCTCTCCGAACACACTCACGCATGGCATAGTCAGCGGCCCCGTATTTTACCCGCATATCAGCCCAAGACATGCCAGATAAATAGTCTTCTATTACTGCTTTCGCGCTATCCCCATCAAACTTTAGTTTTCGCGGTTTAGGATCTGTCCAACCAGGAATATCTGCACCAGCATCGTGAAGCATACGATAGACCGCTTTGTTTGATAGGCCCATACGAGTGGCAACTTTGTATGCGCTACCAAGCTCATTATAAAGCTCAAGTGCAAAATCTATTTCAGCTTGACTGCGTTTCTTGATCACTTTTTCCTCACAGGTAATTTAATCCAATGAGGAATATCATATCACTATGACTCTGTGATCGTCAAGCTTGTAGCGGCGAATTGAGGCTGAATCCCGTTGGACACAACAAGATTACTATTCAAAGCCCCCTCATACAGCACATGCCCTGTACCACTCGATGCCGTTCCAATCGCCACATATGTCAATGTGTCGCCAGAAGCACCGCACTGAGCAAACTGCGTCAAAGAAGCATTGGTTGAGGTATTCGTGCTAACTGTCCAGCCACCAGCACCAGAGGCACGGGTTACGCCAACCCGAGCATAGTTTGTATAAGCTGTTTCGTTCACAGTCTGAGAGTCCGTGAGTCCCGGCCCTGTGGAGTTATGCAGAGATAGATACAGACTTGTATATGGCGATGCCGTAGCATTTTGTGCCATCGATGTCCATGTCGTCGCATTAAAGATCAACGCCAAAATAGCGTTACAAGTGTTTGTAGATTTTGGCATTAACCATCTCCTAACTAAGAATGTCGCGCAATTTGCTATGTTTAAGCTGAAGATCTGCTTCCTTTGCAGAAACCAGAGACTCCCGCTTTTCCAATGCAGACAATCTTGAATTTACTTCATCCATTTTATTAGCAGCTTCTTTAAGCTGCTGATCTACCGAACTCTGCATAAGAGTATGTTGAGCCAGCATATCGTTACTGCGACGAGCAAGCTCAGAAGCCTGACGCGCAACTTCCATACGCTCTTGCTCTAAAGCCGCCGTAAGTTCAGCAACCTTCCGCTTCTCTTCCTCCAGAGCCAGAACCATATTCTGATTCTGCCCTGAGATCTGAGAATGAAGATTCTGAACATGCTGGTTATGTGCAGCCATCAACGCATCATGCGTCTTACGGGCAGCTTCCAAAGAAGCTTTATCTTCAAGGTGTCGTGCCAATGATTCCTGAAGAGCCTTCTCCCGCTTTTCAAGATCGGAAACCTTTGCATCAACCTCACGCGCCTTTGCAATCGCCTTTGCATGAGCGTCTTTAGCAACCTTTGCAGAAGTATCATGCGCCTTCTTAGCTTCAGCTAATTGGGCCACTGTCTTCTTAACACCGTCAGGATCGCTAAGAACATTTACGAGAGAGATAAACCCGTCAATCGCTTGTGCATTCGGAGGAGAGGAACCACCCATCATATCTTTTACTCCGATTACATATTTGCAATAACAGCAAGGCATTGGCCAGGAATGACCGAATAAAACCGAGTCTCGTTTGCCCCCAAACGATGCGCTGTTATTTGAGCCAATGGATTTGGGCCAAACGCCAACGAACAGGCAGAGTCTGTATTCACAAGAATTATACTGGTGGAGACATTAAATGGATTACTTTGAACAGATGCCCCTGTAATGGGAACAGCTTGTTCAGCAAGTGCAGGAACTCTCGGAGCCGGGACTGTTCCAAGAGTCATGTCATATCCAAGGGCAGATACCTCAGTAATATAAAGAGTCGCCATATCTCACCACCTGAAAGGACGGGAAGCAGTCCCGCCAGAGCATTTTTCCACACGTTCAGGAAGATTTGAAGTGTCTTGTCCCGAACTATCTTTCACGAACTTCTTTGCTGTCTTCTGGGGGATCCCCACCTTCTGAGCAAAACTCTTGTTGTGTGCTGATGCAAGCATCAACCTCTTCTGAGACTCGCTCCGGTATGGCATTTTCAACTCCCATAATTCCAGCAATCTTCATTGCTACCCGGCGAAGAAGAAAGGAAATTTCATCTTTCCCTTCAATATCAACGGCCCTGTCCCAGAAGTCAGCCCATTCAAGAAGTGTCTGGATCTGAGCTTGAGAGACAGGACCATTCATATTAATACCGATGATGCTTCTTATGATGAGCCTGACCACCTTTGCGAAGCTGCGGAATACCCTGTTCGGACCCGGCAGCATTCGGTTCAGCACTCGGCTCAACACCCATCGGCGCCCCACCTAATGGAACCGCCTGACGAGGAGTTACCTGACGAGACGGGCGAGGAGCCTGACCAATCGGAGGCTTACCAGCGCGTAACGCAGGAGGAAGACCACCACGAGCCAGATGAATTTGCTCATGCTTTCCGCCGTGCATATGCTCGTCATGCTGACGGAAACCCTTCTCAATCATCGCCTTATCTTCAGCATAGTCAGGATGACCAGCATGACCGCCACGAGCATAAGAACCTTTCCCGCTCATCGCTTCATGCTCTTCTCCATCATCGTATGCTTCCTCAGTCTGAAAAGGGTGTTTACCGTGCTTCGGTTGACCCCCTTTACGGAGCTTGGCCTCATGGGCTTCATACTCAGTATACTGGTCTTCATCCTCAAATCCGCCGTTTTTACCCTTCGGCATATACTCAGCTTCTGTATGACGAGCATGGCCAGCCTGACCATTGCCAGCAGTCTCACCATGAGCGCCGTGATGAGACACGCCACCATGAGCATGATGGATCGTATAACCACCATGAGAATGATGATGGACTTCACTGCCATCATGCAGAGACTCTACATGGGTCACATGATGACCATGAGGATGAGCATGAACGGATGAATGACCGCCATGATGTCCTTGATGACCTTCATGGGCGCTGATCTCCCCACCATGAGCATGGTGATGAGAGATGTGTCCATCTGCATGGTGATGGGTCATGCCACCATGAGCATGGTGATGTGTAACACTACCATCTTCATGGTGTTCGACTTCAACCACATGATGGCCATGGGGATGAGCGTGACCGACTTCACCACCTTTGCGGTAGGTATTGTCTCCAGGGGAAACATGCTTTGCGCTCAGATCCGAAGGACTCTGACGCTCTGGCAGATGTGTCGCCTTGGAATGATGCTTGCCAGGACCGACACCAGATGAGCTTCCGTGGAAACCGAAGTCTTTGGAAAAATGGCTAGGGCCAAAGTCCTCGCCGTCTTTAAGATGATGAACCATATCCTTAACCTTTCTTCTCTTAATACCGCTTCTTTGCGTGACCACCCTTGGCCATAGCAACCGGCTTACCCGGTGCTCCGGAGCCTAATCCAGTGTTTTGCTGGCCTAGGCGGCTAATATCATTCGGTTGCGGAGGTAATGCAATGTGAGATGGAGGGATTTGATTCCCTTGAGCGCCAAACCTAGCGGTATTAGCCAAACCACCTGTCATACCATATTGAGCACGTTGCCCAGCCGCCTTACCTGCCTGAACTAAATTCTGCGCCATTGTCTGAGCCGTAGATAATGGCATGGAAATAGTTGGCTCTTGTCCCGCAGGACCACCATCTGCACGATGCAACCGTCCATCAGCAGGAGAACTTTTCTCAGGATTAGGAATCTGATGATCCCGGCTACCCTGATCCTGCCTCATCATCTCATCGTAAATTGGATCATCTTTCTTTTCAGGCTCAGAGGCCCCACCATCGGCACGACACATCCGGCCACCTTTTGCCCTAGCTAAAGGCATACCTTGCGGCATTCCACCTTGTGGCGCCCCCATTGGAGGCATACCAGGACGCTGTGGCATACCAGGAGGCATTCCGCCTGGACGCTGCATCATTCCCTGCTGTGACATTCCTTGTGGCATAGCCTGCGGTGACATTCCTTGCGGCATAGGACGCCCCATGGGAGGCATAGGCCGTTGCGGCATTGCGCCCTGTGGCATTGCACCTTGTTGCGGCATTGGCATTGGTGGCCGCTGCATTGGCGCTCCCTGGAAACGCCCCTGCCATCCAGCACCAGGAGCACCAGGAGGCGGAACAACATTCCCACCAACATCATAATGAGCACGACCACCTTCAGCAGCAGCACGATACTCATTATAAGAATCAGGATCTGATTTGAAGTTCTCTTTCTCAGTCCCTAACACATTCTCATCACGATCTTCAGGTTTGGCATATCGCTCACTCTTAGCGTTTCTACCATGAACCTTCATATCTTCTTTCGGATGAATCTCCGCACCAACGTCGCCACCCTTAGCCCTCTTCTGACGAGAAATATAAGACCCATCTCCATATTCCTGGTCATCAATAACAGGCTGACGCTTGGCGTCATGCCGACCTTCCGCCGAGCCGCGAAATCCGAACTCAGTTGGAAACTTGAAGCCTTCGCCATCTTTCAAATATTTAGCGGTCATACTATGGCTCCTTACCCGCCGACACTGCTGCCCTGCGCGATGATAGTAATAACATCACCAAGCGTAGGAGACAAAATTCTGAATGCTTTCACTGGAGGAGAGACAATCGCTCGTCCAGATGTAAGCGTCACGCTAGTCCAAATAATGTTAGGAGTTCCACTCCCAATTGCTTGAGCTAAAGCATTAGCAGCAAAAACATCATCATAGGTTTGCTGAACAGTGCCAGCCCCTGCTGCACCTGTCCCTGCCGTGATCGATGAAGTAGGAGCCGTTGAGGTAGCCCCTGCCGCCAATGGAGGGCCAGAGTATAAACCTGTGCTTAACAAGACCGTTCCTTGTCCAGCATAGGTAAGATACTGAATGGAATAACTTCCAGCCACACGGTTAAAATCAAGCGGAAATGCTACGGTGAAGCCATTGGCTACGTCTGTTGCCGTTGCTGCATAAATAATCGGACGCATGGCTCACCTGATAAATTTAGAAACAAATAAATATATCATCATATGGAGTAGGAGGCACCCCGAAGAGTGCCTCCCAACCATTCCGATTCCTCAGGCGGGTATTTCCGCCCAGAAGAAGCTGGCAGAAGCAGTCGTAGCAGCAGCCGCGACCAGAGTGATCAACGAGCCAGGAGCAACGATGATCTTGCCATCAACGTCAACACGGGTCATATACGCGCCAGTACCAGCCGTCGAAGACTGAGTGCTGATGCCCAAGTTGGTGAACAACACCGGAGCAGTCGTCAACGACACGGTGGTTCCGGCTTTAGCAGCCGAAGTACCAGCAACCGTGGCCGAAGCACCAATGAAGGTGTTGATCGGGGTAATGAACGTACCGGAAATCACCGGAGCGCCAGTACCAATGTTGGCGCCCAAACCGGTCGCATAGGACAGGCCCAGACCGCCGACACCGATGGTCGCCAGGATGTTAACGTCAACAGAGATCAACTCAAAGTTAACGCCCGAACCCAGCGGGTTCCACAGCGTCAAGCTGGTGAGGTTGGTGCTGGTGGCCGTACCAACGGCAGTACCGGCAATCGCAGTCGCGGCAGTGAAAACGTGGCCACGATAGGCTTCAGTATACCACTTGCCATGCAACTCAGTGACGACGGCTTCGCCAGCCTTGCCTTGCAGCAGGGGAGCGTTGGTGGAGTCACCCAAAGAACTGGTGGACGGAGCCGCCACCTGACCATAAATAACAGGCATAATACTCTTCCTTCCTAGTCAAGATCCGAGAAGCGCCGGATCGGTTAGTTACCCGGTACGGGTACAGCCAAGCTCAATTCAAGAGCTTGATCATTACGAAGCTGCTTCAGTTCGTCCAACGAGAAGTTGCCTTGCTGCAACTGCAAAATGTTGGAAATAACACGAAGCTCAATCGCCATCAGATCTTCAGCGGGATAGCCGCTTGCAGCTACGACGGCGGTATCACCAGCAATACCGTTTGCCATGTCACATCTCCTTACGGGTTGCCACTATCAGGATACCCAAGATCACAAGTGACTACACCGGCAGTAACAGTCCCAACCAACCGGACATAAGCACATTGGTAAACAATCGATGAGTTCTTATCAGCAGTGATGCTGGCAAGCGTATCATGGTTGTTCCAACGCGCCGTCGCCAGGACAGCCGGGGTGTTTGACGGGTTAGCGTTCGGATCGAGAGAAACCTGAAGCGTTACGTTACCGGCAGCAGCAGTACCGCCAGCGGCGCCCTGACCGGAAAAGTTCAACAGGCAAGCGATGCCAGTGCCATTCCACGTTTGGAACGAAGTCGGTAAACGAACGACGTTCGACGCAGTTGAACCAGCAGCAAGAGAAAGTCTTTGTGCCGACATCTCAATACTCCTTACAGGCCGGGGGTGCCAAAAGCGGCACGGGGATCAGTCCAACCCGGAATATATCGTTCCGTAGCTTTGAACCGCATGGTGTCAGTCTCAAAGTCACCTTCCATGCTGCGCTTCAGACCACGGCGCATCATCAGCTTCAGACCTTCGGGGGCGTCAGTGACAACCCACCAAGCGGTGTTGCTGGTCAGACGGCTCATGTTGTACTGGCCTTCATTCAGCAAACCCATCGTCTTGATCGGGTTCACGTCATTATTGGCAGTACCAGTGCGGAGAGCCGACTTCAGGATGGTTTCAGCCTGGAACACGTTAGACGGTGCAGCAACGATAGCGCGAGGCTGCAAGCGAATGCGCTTGCCGTTGTTGTCAACTGCCTGACGAACCTGAACCAGAATCTGCTCCAGAGAAGTCTGCGACAAAGCAGCCGCTGTAGACAACTGATTGGAGAACGTACCAGCCTGAATAGGATGGGCCGAGTTCACTAACGACACGCCATCACCACCCGGATAGGATGAATTGAAAGCGCGGTTCAGAATGTTGGCGCAAAGGGTTTCCTTGGTTTCAATCAAAGACTGACCAAGATGACGCGCATAGATCTGACCGATACGGATATGATCGCCGTCTTCCACCAGGACTTGCGTCAAGGCGAAAGCCAGACCCCATACACGATACTGGTAACGCTTCATAAACAGAACGCCACCAGCCTGATACGTTACCGGAGAACCGTCCGGAAGTTCAGGGGCTGCGCCGAATCCGTACAGCACAGGCTCTTCATGGTAGTTACGCGGAATGCCGGTCTGTTCACGGAAAGGGCCGCGCCATTCATCGACGCGCTGTTCATATACACCGTCAAACTCTTCATTAAGAATAGGCTCAACGATGGCCCGAAAGTCTGTTGACCTCATCGGAGTGGCCATAACTAATCTCCTTCTCTAGCTATACGGCCATTAGCCGATGGAAGCCGCTGATGCACCACCAAGCTGGGTGGCATTAACAATGACGATGCAATCCGTGAAAGCATCACCGATGGACCCGTACACGCCTGTATTGTCAAAGAACTCTACAAGAGTGACTTGGCCATACTGACCAGCCGCAATTGGGGAAGCCGCCAACTGAACCTGAGACAGGCCAGTTACGGTATTGCCCACAAAGTTTGTAAGCTGGAATTGAGCGCCAAGCATCGCCTGTGTGATCGGGCCGTTGGCCTGAACTTTGAAACGAAGGGTCGAATCGAACTGCGGTGTTACATACACCATGAAGTCATAGTTCGGATCGATTGATGTACCAGCAGGCCAGAAGTTCGACACAACCGGGCGACCACCAAGCGGAGTGTATTCACAACCCTGGAAGACACCGAAGATCTGAGTCGGGCCAGTTGCCGTTGCCGTCGTGCCAGCAGTGGTGACAGCCTGGATTGTACCCGTTACCGGGTTAATCGTCACAGGCGAATTTTTGAAGATGCTGGTAGCGTATCCGTTTGCAATACCGTTCTGAATACGCAGAGAACGGTTGCTGAACCCCTCCTGATTGGAGATGGGGTCCAAGCCATAAGGCGAGGAAATTGATGCCATCTTTGTCTAGCTCCAAAAGGTTTTTAACCCAAAAGAGCTAGTCCATGAACGCAAGTAACGACGTTTTAGGCGTCAAACTCCGCCATTGGCCTAGCTCGTTGTACGATCTCGGCCATACCGTCACCTTCTTCAATAATGCTACCCATTGCCTTTGCCTGATCTTTGAGGAGTTCGGTACGAGTCCGAAGCTTCTCTTCTTCATGCAAAGGCATGTTGTGATGAACCTCTCGCATATACTTATTGTAGAGGCCCAATGGGATTTTCGCCGCCACCATTTCGTTGACGCCAATCACACCAGCGTAATCCCCTGTTTTAAGAGACACACCATCCCATCCAGGGAGATCATCGGTTCGGATCAATTCATATCCGATACGGATGCGCCACTGAATAGAATCTCGCGGGTTTGATGTACTAAGCCAACAGACGTGGAAACCGGGCATTGGAGGAAGGTCCGGTAAGACCGACTGTTGCAAGGAGTCGCGGAACATCTCAAGACGGTCGTCTTCAGTGATCTCACGTTCCTGCACATCACGCTCATCAAAGCCCCGTTCAGTCTCCAGGCGCTCATCCACTGCATGGGCAATCGTTGAACGAGGCTTACGTCCCTGACGCCGAACCGAGGGCGACTCCGACATATCCTGCTCTTCATACGATTCCATGTATAGATCTCCGCTCATTGCCGAACCACGCCGTTTGCGCGATCAAAGTCACGGTACTGTTTCAAGTACCCATTAAACTTATCTCTGTTTACCACAGTTCTTCCATCACTGTCTAGCGCCCCGGCAGCTATAAGCGCCCTCTTTCTGTCGGGATTAATATAGACTTGATTAGAAGGTGTTCCTGCACTTCTCTCAGACCCTCCTCCAATTTGCGGCCCACGTTTTTGAGGCGCAATCTGCTGGGTCTGAGGTCTTGCTCTTTGTGCCTGTTTTGGAGCTTTCTGGCTTTCAAAACGATCAGGAAGCCTGCGCTCCATGCGATAGCGCAATTCTTCCCAATACTCTGGAGTCTTTGAATCAAAACCTTCAGAGGCGACTTCATTGTCGAGCATAAGGACAATCTGTGAATCTACATCGCCAGACTTTGGATTGTACCATGGGAACTCTTCAGTGAAGTCATCGATGTATTCTTGCACCATCGAAGGGATCGGCGGAGACTGACGCTGTGTCGGTTGCGTTTGTTGAGCGGGTTGCTGCTGACGTTGCTGAATGCTCTGCGCTTCAGTCGTCATCTGGTTCTTACGGAGTTGCAACCGCTGCCCATGAAGAATGGCTTCATCCCGCTCTTGGAGAGCTTTTGCAAAAGCATCTCCATCAGCATTGACCATTGCCTCTGACATTTTCTTATAAGCATGGATTGAGCGGCTCTCTGCTTCCGCAAGAGCATTTTCAACCGCTGTCAATTCCATCCGGCGACGGTTTTCATCGAACTCAGAAAGACGAGGCTCAACGCTTTGCGTTACCTTTGTCTCAAGTTCCTGAACCCGGCTACGAAGGAAATTAAGCTCACTTACCGTCCGGTCCTTTGCTTCCCTCTGCCGAACAGCTTTCGGAGGACGCTTACCACGATGAGCGCGTTCCTCACGTTCCTGCTGCGTTTCCTGAACAAGAGTTTCCTCTTGTCCTTCATTGCGATTCTCAGGCTCTACATGGACTTGATCGAGAGGATTGAAGTTATCATCCGTCTCGATGATCTCAAATTCAGTCTGAGGGGCTTCCGGGGGACGATTATCGATACGGGAGCCTAATCCAACATTATTGTTGGCAAGCCCTGCCGGTGCATTGCTGGATACCGCTTCAGCGATGCCTACGCCACTATCGTCATCGTCGTCAGTCAGGATCTGTGCTTCTCTACCAGCCATTAGATATACGCCTTGATTTTAAGGGGGTCTTCTACAGAGGACCGGATGTCCATGTCCTTGAACATGGCAAACTCCACTTTCCCCTGCACAACTGATGGAGCAAGAACGAGGTTCCCCACCTTACGCTCTTCCTCTTGATATTCATAATCTACCCGCCAGCGATCACCGCCATATTTCGGGCAACGAACATAATCACCGACCTTGTACCAAGCCCCTTCCGGCCATGGCTCAAAGGTACGACGATCTTTAAATGCTGCTGGCCCGATAGCGACGACCTTGGCAACCTGCGTATTGTCCTGTTCTGTCTGCTTGGTATCATCAATGATGATGATGCCCCCAGACGTTACGCGCTTGGATAACTTAATCTGGACAATGACAAACATTCCGAAGGGTATATGTCCACAAGGGATCTCTGGAAAGACATCCTCTACTGTTTCTTCTTTCTTCGGTAAGCTCATCATTCCTCCGCATCAAGCCGCATTGCTTTTTTAAAAATCTGCAAGGCGACGGTTAAACCTCCATGCTGCCCCTTGAGAAACGCATGAAGGTGGGAATTTCCTAATTCCGCCTTCATCATCGCCGCGACACAGTCTGCCTGTGCCTGCTGTATCAGTTTTTCAAAGTGCGTCATTAGGAGAGATTGTCTTGATTTGTTGGGAACGTTCAAGAACCTTTTGATAATCTAAATCCAATGGGATAAGATTGATCCAATGGGTTTCTTAGTGAGGTTACAAGATGGCTGGCGTTTTAACCGATAAGCTCAAGGAAGAGTTTAGGGAGAACATGAAGAAGTCAAAACTCCTTCTTGAGGATGGGGATGAATGGCTCAATCGGAAAGCGGCAACCGTCTTTCTGAAATCAATTGGGTGTCCAATTTCCACAAAGCGTTTGGCAAACATGGCCATCAATAACAATGCGGGGGGAGGCCCACCTTACATCCGGTTCAGATGGAACTATGTGAGTTACCGCAAAAGTGATCTTCTTGAGTGGGCAAGACAGCAAACTGAATGGATTAAATGACGGAGGGTTTTATGAAACACGTTCTTTATGTCGCAGTCTCTGCGATAGCTTTAACGGCCTGTTCATCCCCGAAGCCGGGGACTCCTGCTTATATAGAGCAACAAGTCAGCCGGGTTGCTGACGAAAGTCCTGGCTGGTACACAAGCCCACCTGATGATGACGGGAAGCTGATCGGTGTGGCAACGGCTACCAGTTCGGATCTTCAGTTGGCCATCGATAAGGCTTCCCTTCAGGCCAGACGACAGATTGCCGAAAAGATTTCCGGAAAGCTCTCTCTAAAAACAACCGATCATCTTGAGGACGCCAGAGTCATTGCTTCTCACTTTGAGAGGACAGTTAAAGAGACGGCCATCAATGCGCCGATTTCCGGATACATCGTTAAGGATCAGAAGATCGTCATTGAGAATGGTGGTTATCGGGTTTGGGTTTTACTTAATGCCCCTCTGGTGCAAGCAATTGCTCAGTCTGATCACACTGCACGGGATGATTTTCGCGCCTCAAAAGCCTATCAGGAGCTTGATAACGACATAAAGAAGGCTTCTGAGCCTCCTCAACCGGCTTCTGCGCCTCGTCCAGAAGTCATTAAGGAGTGACCATTATGAGGAAATTAATTCCACTTCTTACGATAATTACCCCTCTTATTGCCTCATTTGTCCCAGTTGAGGCGGCAACAGTCATGCAAAGTGCATCCTATATTGCCTCTGATTCTGACACCAATTCCGCTGCAAGATCGGCTTGCTTCGCCAAAGCAGCGAGAAAAGCACTTGAGGCGTCAGGGACAATCGTTACGGCTTCTACGACGATTACCACGAATGAATCCAGCGGCAAGGTTGATGAGAAGCTTCTTCAGAGAGTGAAGTCGTGGGTTGGCTCTGTGGTTAAGATAACCCCGATTTCTGTAGTTCCCTCTATGGAGGAGGATCATCTTCGGGTTTCCTGCATTGCACAGGTTTCCTTTGATCCTGGCCAGATCAGGGATCTCATCTACAAAATGGCAGAGGAGGACAGGAAGCCAGTTGTCCAACAAGCTTCATTCTCGCGGCTTGAAACGATTGATGAGAAATTCAAGCACCTTCGGAACGGCATGACTTATGACGAAGTGATTGCTTATATGGGACCACCAACGGGCATAAGGAAGATGAGCCTGGAGACAGATCTCTTATACGGCAATCACGAAGTTCAGTTCCTCATTAGCGGAGGCTCGTACCTCCTATGGTGAATGCTGTAACTCTTTTCGCCAAGGCAACCCGTCATTTTATGAAGAGAGAATATTTAGCAGCGGCAGATACATTCAGATCTGCCGTCTGCCTCTCTCCTGAACGGTCTGACCTTTACGCCCATGTTGCCATGATTGAGCATCAGACGGGTATCATCAAGAAGGCGATTGAGGACTATCGCCGCTCTATCCTTATCAACAAAGATAACCTTCCTTCCAACATTAATTGCGGTCTGCTTTGTCATCTTCTTATGAGGTATGAGGAGGCTGAACGTCATTTCAGAGAGGCTATACATTTGAATGCCAACAGCAGTGAGTCTTACAGCAACCTTGGGCTTACGCTTCAGAGCCTTCGCAAGCTTGGAGATGCGGAAGTTTCCCTAAAGAAGGCACTTGAACTCAACCCATTTTTTACGAGTGCCTGGAACAATCTTGGCAATATTTATCTCGATCAGGGACGGGTTGATGAAGCGATTCAGTGTTTTACGGAAGCGGGGCGCCATGACCCTATGGCTAAGAACCCTTCTTTCAATATCGCCTTCTCAGAACTTTATCGGCAGGATGATCCTGTTCTTGTCCTTGCTCAGTCTGAGTTTGTCGCCCGTCGTCATCTGAATTACCCGATTACGCTCCATCAGAAACGGGAGCATACAAGACCAACAATCGGATTTGTCTCTGGCGACCTTAGAAAGCACCCTGTTGGATTAGCGGTTGCTCCGGTTGCTGAGTACCTTTCTGACATGAATTATAGCCTGTTTTTCTATTCAACAACACCACTTGAGGATCATATCTCAAGGAGATTCAGGAACGTTGGGGCCTTTGTTCCTGCTTATGGATTAGATGACGATGAGCTTCACAAACGTATCATGTTGGATGAAATTGATATTCTGGTTGATCTCGCCGGGTATACGGCTGGGAATAGACTCGAGGTCTTTGCAAGAAAGCCTGCCCCGATTCAAATGACTTGGTTTGGGTATCCTGGCACTACGGGTTCCCCTCAAATGGATTACCTGATTGCCAGTAAGACTGAGCTTGATGGCCTGGACGAGTATTTTACTGAGAAGCTGATCAAGCTTCCTCATACAACGGTATGTTTTGAGCCTTCTTATTATGATCCTCTTCCTTCCTTACCCTTTGACAGGAATGGGTACATCACCTTTGGATCCTTCAATGTTCTGAAAAAGATTGGCTCTAACGTCATAACGTTGTGGTCTGACATTCTTTCCTCTGTTCCGAAGTCTAAGCTTCTAATGAAGTCTCCTGCTTTGGACTGTCCTGACACTGTATCTCGTTATCGCCAGATGTTCAGTGATCGGGGGATTAATCCTGAGAGGATTTCCTTTCTTGGCTATTCCTCTTCAGAGGAGCATCAAGAGGCAATGGGTCAGGTTGACATTGCGCTTGATAGCTTTCCCTATGCAGGAGGGGTTACAACGACTGAATGCTTATGGATGGGGTTGCCGGTTATCACTCTTCCTAAGTTCACTTACCCCTCCCGCCATTCATCAGCCTATTTAAAGTCTATATGGCTTGATGAGTTCATTGCTTCCTCTCCTGCTGAATATCGCAAAAAGGCTATATCCCTTGCGGAGAATCCAAATTATTTACGAGCGATAAGGTTTGGAATGAGAGATCGTCTTCTTAGCTCACCGCTTTGCAACATCAAAAAGTTTGGAGAACTCATGGAGAATGTTTTTTCCTCTGCATGGTTCTCCTACATCAGTGGGAAATCTCCCATCTCTTTTACTGTGAAGGAATAACATGGACCCTTTGATTTATGCCCGTGAGCTTGCAAGCCTAGGTATTATCCGGATTAATGCAGGCAATCATCATGCGGCAGAGGCTTGTCTGCGTCGTGCTGTATCGATTGACCCTAGTCAGATTAGCTATCAATTAAATTTGGCCAGCACTCTTTTGCGCGTTGGAAAGCCAGAAGAATCCATTTCTATGGTTTCTGAGGTTCTCGATAAGAACCAGAATATTGGGGGTGCTTGGAGCATCCTTGGTTTAGCGCAGAGTGCAATCGGGTTGTTTGAGGAATCGAGGGATTCTTTTGCAACCTCTGTTTTATATAATCCTGAGAATACGGCCTTTCATATTGATTATTCGGCCTCTCTGATGCTTCTAGGGGAGTGGGATGAGGGGTGGAATGAGTACGAACATAGGATCAATATAATTGATCATAGGTTTGTTGCTCAACCTTTTGGCGGATATCCGGACGATCTGAAGGGAAAGCATATTCTTATTTCCAGTGAACAGGGTGCGGGTGACGCTATTCAGTTTGCCCGGTTTGTTCCTTTGATTGCTGAACATGCAAGCAAGGTTACATTTTCCGTCCCAGCTTCGATGTACTCCTTATTCCAGGGATATAAAGAATATGGAGACATTTCCTTAAAGGGATATGCGGTTGATGGAGTTGATGAAGAGATCCTTCTTCATAGTGTTCCGAAGCTTTTTGACATTATGCCGGATACGCTTCCTTCGGATCCTGGTCTTCTTACCTATGCTGAAATGGACAAGCCTCAGAGTCGCACAGGGTTCAATGTTGGAATCTGTTGGGCGGGAAGCACGGGTCATTTGCGTGATAGCTGGAGGTCCATCCTCTTTGAGGAGTTTCTTCCTTTAGCTAATTCCCCTGATTGGGATTTGTTCAGCTTTCAGGTTGGCAAGCATTCCGCTGCTATAGCGAATGCTGGAGCGCAAGCTTTGGTGACAGATTTATCTGGGTTGATTGAAGCCAAGTGGAGTGCTGCTGCGACATTTTTAAAATCCATGGATGCTCTTGTCACTTGTGATACGGGAGTTGCTCATCTTGCCGGTGCATTGGATATTCCAGTTTGCCTTCTTATTCCTGCCGTTCCTGATTGGCGTTGGCTTGTTACTACTGGCGATAAGTCACCTTGGTATCCTCGTATGAAGATTATTCGTCAGGAGAGGCTTTACGAATGGGGTGATTGTATCGCTAAGGCATATCTATGGGTTGACTCAATCCGTAAAGGATAAGCCCGTTCCGGGGATTGATGTCCAAATCCAGGGGGCCAATGACCAAACCCCTGCTGCCGCGACACTTGATCACTTCAACCACAAATGACTAAAGACGGTGGTTAAGGTTGAGTGACATCCCCGGCTTCGTTCTGGTGGGCTGTTCCAGAAACTGAAAGTGCGACAGCCACCAGAAGTTCTACCAAGCTCCCTTAATATGACGACCATTTCCCCCTGTCGTCGGTTTAAGGGAGATATTATCTTCAGCAGGGTAGGTTGTCCCATCTACCTTCTCTCCCATTGCCAAACGGCGATGTTGGGGGATGGGAGCGTCTTTACTGTAGTCACGCATAGTTTCAAAACGCTTAGAAGCGCCAACGTCCAAGTGACCACCATTTTCCATTTTGGCTTTCTTTACCATCACACACTCCTATTTCAAGCCTTCACCATTGACCATATGGTTTTGTTGTCCTGCCATCGCTTTATCTACAATAGATTGTCTGGCGGTAGCGTTATCCATCTGCGTAGTTTTTAGCTTTGTCAAAGCGGTAATTGTAGCTGATTTTTCTGCATTTTGCACTTTGAGAGCATTGATTTGCGCGTTTTGCTGTTCGATAGCCACGCGTTGTTGTTCGATCTGGTTCTCTGCCTGATCGGCGGCGGAACGTCTTTGTGTCTCCATCTGTTGTGCCTGGAGTGCAGCCTCTGCCGGATCCATGGGGGGTTTGGGCATAAAGGACTGCATCATCTGCTGCGCCTGTTGCAGGACGGGCATGTACTGTTGGAGGATTTGCGTGATATCGCCCATGACATCAGTTGAGGCGTTAGCCAGGAGTTTATCGAACTCCGCTTTTACTCCGGTATCATTGCTCATCAGTTCGGTTATTGATTTAACCCCTGCTGCGCTTTCCACGGTATCGACGGCATGTTTAACATAGAAGAACACGATATGCTCGACTGCATGTTGCAATGCCATTGGGAGATATTTGGGTGCAATGAGTGGGTTTGCGCCCAGCACGGGGTTTTGAATGAAGTCTAGGATGCACTTCAGATGAGCGAGGTGATCCTGTTCTGGAAAGGCGACCACGGGTTTTCCAAGTGACATTGCGAGGTTTTCTGCAATGGCATTCATCTCGGTTGCTTTAGGCTCATCCTTCAAGAGAGCATCGGGGTCAGGAACTTTCCACAGCTTCAGCTTTCGCTTTTGTATCTCCCGAATATTATAGAGTTGCGGGAACATAGCGGCGGCTTGTTCGATAGCCGTGATCTGCATGAAGCGTTGCTGATCGGAATAGAGTGTCGGGTCTGATACGGGCTGTGCGTCGATGGGGCCATCATAGTCAGATCTACGGACCATGAGTTCCTTTCCTTCTCTGTCCACCCTGAGAGTTTCGGGGAGGTAGAGTCGGTTCAGTCTATGGAGTCCGTTTATCAGTCTATTGAAGGCGGCATGAGCGCGTCCGTGGATATGTGAGAAGACGACCAGCCCTTCTTCCACTCTGGACAGTTGGGTTCCAACGGGAACCTGTGAGTTCATATTGGTTGCGTTTTCGTCCATGGTTGTACGGACGACGCCTTGAGCGGCGGAGACGAGGAGTCCTAGAAGCTGGAACAGAACGGGTGACGGCTGATTGAATGGTGGGGGCATTACCCGTTTACGGATATCGTCTGTTTCTAGTCCTGCGTCGATCTCGATGAGTTCACCGATTTGAGGACGAGAAGACTGTCCCGAAATTCCAGACCCTTTGAGGACGAAGGCTGTGACAGCGTTATTAGCATGAGCAGAATCGAGTAGAGCACGAAGAGCACCAGTAGCCGCAGCAGAAAGTCCTCCAATAATTTGTGCAAACCCGATTGAGTATGCTCCTCTCCATGGGATGAATCCGAACTCGAATAGGTGTTCGATTGGTTCTCTTGCCTCATCGTTTTTCTCCCAATCACGATAGATGGCCAAGACTTTCTTTGTCGTCTTATCAATTGTGATCAGGTACGGGTAGAGTTCCCCTGCTTCTTCCACGTCGAGTTCGTCAGCCATATCCTCTGTGACATCGACATAGGTCATAGAGGTATAGAGGGTTCTTTCTCCATCGATATTCTCTCCGGTATCCTCCATACCTTCGATTTTCATATTGGCGGCTTCGGCCTTACTTGGTTCTGGTGTTGTGTCTGATTTCCCCAACTCCAGATCACGGTACATACCTGAGTTGACGCGTTGTTTGAAGTCCACGTCGGTCAGGTTTTCTTCCCACGTCTTTCTATTTGCTGAATAGAAGTCTGCTGCTGCGATTGGGATGTAGACCTTATCGGAGGGCATACATTCCATTCTTGGGCGTTTCAGTCTGTGATCCTGATAGAGGAGGATATATTCGGATCCTGAGAGCGGGGTTTGAGTAAAGGTTTGTTCCAGCACACCCCGAGCTTCTTTGATCTGTGTTGTGAACTGATAGTTCATATGCTCGACTTTGCGCTTGGCTCTATCGGCTTTTTCCTGTGTAGGGGCGCCAATGAGGCGTTCTCTTACAGGCCCTGCGACGGGGTAGATTTCCTTCATAATACGGGCGCAATAGTCTATGCAGGCTTCAGTCATCATTGGGTGGACGACTTTAGAGGCTCCGTCGAACTCGGCGCCTCCGGGGGCGTCTTTTCCTAGACCTGTTCTCCGCAGTCCCTCTTCATAGAGTTCGTCGCGTTTCTTTCTGGACTCTTTGTCATTCTCAATCTTCTTCAGGAGGTCGGAAGCGAGTTTAGACATGATGTCTTCAGGGAGTGTTTCCGCGAGGTTTGCGTAGAACTCCAGGTCTGGTGGGTTTGATTCCTTTGCCTCTCCGATTACGACGAAGGCGCCCCCGTCAGGGCTATCGATGATTTCCGGCCCGTCTTCGCTTGTATCGACGGACATATACTCTCCGACATCTACGCCGGAATCCATTCCTGTCTTTTGGTAGACGGGGTCATCTGGACTTCCGGTAGGAGCGCGGCGATCAGGTGGAATGGGGTTCTTGTCATCAGCCAAGACGGGTGTCCTTCGCAAGAGAATTTATACTTTTACCTCAAACTCTTTATTGTTGGAATCATTTTCCCAGACCGCCGACATCGGGAATGCTCCACCCTTCGCCGCACCCGTCTCCTTTTCCGACTATAGGGTACATTGACACGGACCCCAACCCTCCGTGGCCTTGCACGGGAACGGCTATTGGCGGGTTCTTTCTGCACTGGTTAGCTCCGCTTTGGAGTTTAACCGGGACGGCATAGGCGCAATCTGTGCAGCTAATGATCTTTCCGAAGTTCATGGTTTCACCTCATAGGCACCGCACCAATCGGTTTCTGCTGTATAGGCCCACCTCTGCAAGGGTGTCTCTGGCCAGAATGCGGGGGGGTTCTTGCGGCATAGTCCGACATTATGCTCTGCGCTTTTGCGATCCCAAAAAGTGCAGGTCGGGCATTTCCTTTCCTTGCTTCGGCGCGTAAGAGGTCCAACGGACATATCCTTCAAGGAAGCCAGCTTCTCATCGGCCTCTTCCTTGACCTCGATTGCCTTCCCTAAATTAGAAATCGAAAGCACCGTTCTAATCTGGATCTTACCTTCCCGTGCATACATGGCGGGGAGAAGTCTCCACAGCAATACGCCTCCTTTCCCCGAGGCATAAGCGTTGAACTTCTCCATGACTTCATTTGCCGCCTCTCGTGGGTCATCTGTCCATGCAGATGATATCGATGTCCACTCGATGTCATCACCCGGCTCTACCTTGGTGATAATCTTGCTGTCATACCGACCATCGATGTTATCAAAAATCTCTTGGGCAAACTCAATCTGGTTTTGGTCAGCCGTAGGGATTACCTCTGCTAGAGGACTTTTGGTTGTAATAGATTTGTTGAGCTTTGCGTTCATCTTGTTCCCTTTTTTCATCCATATCTAAATACTTATTCTCAGTGGTAGACTCGAGCATACTTCTGTTCCGAAGGTATAAAAGACCAGAACTCAGAACGTCCACATAGTCATCATGCTCGGTAGTGCCAGGACCGTAATATGCACAGACCTGTTCCAAAAAAGGCTCAACCCAATCTCTAGGCAAACCCTTCCTCTCCGGGCGCATCGATTCAGGAACAAACACCATTCCCTGCGCCACAATCGGACTAATCGCGTTAGCCCGTATTAACTTACTCTGCCGCCCCGGATTATAAGGCCATGTCGGTACACCGTGCTTCCCCAAGCTCTGACGTAACGAAATCCCCGAACCCTTCTCTTCAATGAGGACTATGTCACTCCGCTTTCCCTGCGCCCCCCACTTCAGACGATGCTGCTTCCTCGCCCTGTCCATCAACTCAGGAAAACCCAACCGCTCCGCCCAAGCATCGCAAATAACAACACCGTACTTCGCACGAACATTCATCTGACGACGCTCACTCTCCGTAAACGCCGCATTAATGTTAAATACCCCCAATATCAAACAAGCAGTCGGGTCACTCTCCTGACGCTTCCTGTCAAACGTCTCCTCCGTAAAAGCCGTGTCATAAACCTCCATCACAAAACTAAACTCAGGCAACTTCTTCTCACACGGCCATAACCGAAACCAACCCCGCTTGAAAATACTCTGGTCATTCTCCTCATCAACGTATAACCCCTCAATCTCCTGCTTCCCAATTTTCGTCCCAGCCAAATTCATAATCTGAGCGCGATACGCACCACTCAAATTATTGATGTTCTCAAAACTACTCCCCGTAATAACCTTAACATCGTCACGCCTCTCTAACCTCTTCAGGAAGCCAATAGGTCTAGGCGTCGTACCCAAAACAGCCCTCGCAGGCAAAAACTCACCGTTCAAACCCTTCGGATAAGGCAACCGAACACCAAACATACTAACGTTAAATGCCGTCTCCAAATTTCCCGCAGGTACATCCCAAGCCGCTAACTCATCACCCAACATCAAATTACACTGAGGACCACGCAACCGATTGGCCTGCTCCGTCGTGCTAAACCCCCTAATCAAACTCCCGTTCTTAAACCTCAACTCATGGGTGCTCTTGTTGTATGCCTTGTCTAAACTACACCCAAGCAATAACTCCTTCGGTACAACATTGCAGAAACCAACCGGACCCTCAAACAATGTCCCACGAACGTCACTCTGCGTCGGTGCCAAAGCATGTACAATCAAACCCGGAAACTCGTAACAGTCCCACCACCCCGCCTGTACTAACATCTCCGTCTTGCCAAACCCTCTTCCCGCCCTAACCAAAAGTATCGTCCAATCACCACCAGGAAGACGCTGCTTGCCCTTCCGATCCGGCGAATCTGCCCTTCCCAACCAATCAGCCCTCGCCGCCAACGCAATACGCTCCTCCTCCTGAAGAGCATCCAATTCCTCCTTCTCTAGTCTTTTAAGCAGTTTCATCGTCTCAACCAATCCCAACAAGGCTATATTATACCAGACAATCTACACGATACCACCCTATTCATTCCAATCAACTTAATCCCACCAGTGCCAACCCCACCCCCACCGGGGGGGGGACTTTCCTACCAGATTCCAAATTATAAAAAAAAACCCCGACAATCACCGTGTGGGCACACTAGGGGGGAGTCCCACCCCTTCGCCCGTTTTCGGGGGTGTGGGGCCGGGGGCGGCGGGTGGCGGGGGGGACTGTTGCGGCCAGGGGCCGTCCTGTGGTGCAGGGTAGGGAAGGAGGAGAAGGGAAGGTCGGTGGGCGGATCGGCAGAAGAAAGGTCATGGTCCTGTCCGTTCATATATGTATGCGCGTCGGGGGAGGCTTGCCCGGACTCGTTTCATATACGTGAGTCAACCAGGGCGATTTTTCGGGAGGACATCTAACCAGGGGAAACGCTCCCAGGTCCGTCTAGATGTTCCCCGAAGGGCCGCTTCAATTGATTTAGATCAATAGGTCAGGAAGGCTGACGTATTGATTTAGATCAATAGGTCAGGGCGCCATACCTATTTGATTTAGGTCAAATCTACCGGTCATTGGTAAAAAACTTGGTCATTGCGGTATTGGCGCGTGACAAACCTCTCAGTGACTGATATAAGAGGGGCAACAGCAACGATGCTGCGGCGGAAAAGATTAGAGGATAAACCTAGGTCCACAGCGAGTTTTCGGGGTTTTTTGATTGGTCTATGTATTGAGGGAAGCTGCGGGGTTGCTGGTTTGAGGTTTCACAGAGGAGTAAGCGCCATGTCTACAGTTAAATACATCGATGTATCTGAGGTTCGTGGGGTTTTTGAGGCGATTGAGCTGCGTTGTGGTGGGGAGGTTTTAGAGTTGTACGGTTTGTACAATGACGACCGGTGTGATCCTGTTTTGTTAGCGGAGGGGGATGATATGGATGCTGTTGAGGCTTATGGGAGGAAGCTATCGGATCACCTAGGGGTACAGTTCTGGATTGAGGACTGATCCGCCGTTTGGTTTTTCAGCCAGGACCGGCTTTGGTCGGTCCTGAGTGAAGCGCCAAGCTTCGGGGTATCTACAATGTATCTACAACAGGAGAGTGAGCTATGACTGACAAACTTTACACTTTCGAGGCGGGTTGCCGGGAGAATGGGGAAGGCGTTACCCGCTCTACGACCATGCACTTTGGGGAAGACTCTAAAGCTGCATCTCTCTGGGTTGAGGGAAAGATTGCTCAAGGCTTCACGATGGCGACCGAGAAAGAAACCTTTTCCAACGCCACACCGGGCGCCCGTCTCGTTTACCTGAATATGAGGGCCTGAACCATGACCGACACTTTCCATTGCTTTCAATGCGACCAAGACCTCGAAACGCCCGAAGGGACATGCGGAACGGGTTACGCCACCAATTCCGATGGCCACAAGTTCTGCTACGCCTGCTGCGCCTTGCAAGATCGACAGGAAATGGCCGAGGAAGGGAAAATTATGCTCTACCTCATCCATGGCCCGAGAGAGGAAGACTACTCTTGGGGCAAGGTCGAAATCTCTAATTGGCCCGGTACACTCCGATTCACTGTCGGACAACGGCGCCTCGGTCGGCATAACATCGCCGGCAAACGTTATGATGTGTGGTTTGCTGGGCCAGACTCCAATGGAGACATCAAAGCGACGTGGCATGGCGTCTCCTACGGCGACAACACCCAGATCATTCACTGCAAACGAATCAAGGGGTAATCCATCATGCAAAATGAAAAATCCGTTTCCTACAAGGATGCCGCGATAAGCCTGCATCGCTATTGCGACCAAATCGCCTTGTCCGTCCTTAACGTCAGAGGAACGGTTTACATCAGCGCCGAAGAGGCTGAGAAGATCGCTAATGGCCTGCTCGTGTATGCCGGTAGCGTCAAGACGGAAAGATTCGCCTCTCACAGCGCCCCAGATACCATCAAAATCAACATTTCCGATTGGGAGGGCTGAAAATGGCGTTCCACCATTCCGAACTTTTAGCCTGGAGGGAAAGCCTGGGCCTCTCCAAAGCGAAAGCCGCTCGTCTCCTTGAACTATCCCAAAACTGGTATTGGCAACTGGAAGCCGGGTACACAAACGCCAAAGGGGAACTAACCCCAATATCAAATCAAATTGCTTTGGCGTGTGCCGCGATAGCATTTGGCCTTGAACCCTTTCAGAAACCAAAACGTCCAATCTAGCCATTGTCATTAGGCTGGTCGATCAGAGCAGGAATCGCAGGCTCGTCTATCGGATCCGAGCGGTTCCTGTCTGATAGAAGCTTAAACAGCTTCTTCCTCAATTCATCCGTCTCTGGCGTGACATCCTTCGCATCGTCCCCCGCCTTCTTGGCACCTTCCGCCAAACCCAGCATCTTGCAGAGCTTGTCAATCGCTGAAAGCTTGTCGTGCATACGGACCACAACCCCATCCTTGGTCTTCTTAACTTCAGCGATCGCTGCGGTTTGGTCCCTCCCCATCTTTACCGAAGATCGCAAAATAACCCTGTTCTGTGTCCAATCGCAGATTTCAGAGACATCCGAGAAAGCAATCCGCATCAATTCCCTTTGAAGCTTGTCTACAGTGAGATCACTCTTTTCTGCCGCCCTGTGGTGAGCCTTTCCAATGGCGTCAACAATCTTCGGATGACGCAGGAGCTTGTAAACATCAGTCTTCAAGGTGTTAGGTGACGAATTTTTCCAAGAATACCCGGCCCTCTTGAAAGCGTCGATTGCAACGCCTGTCCGTAGATACTCCGTAACGAAATTAGCCTGCCGCATCGTCAGACCGCCAGGAAGCAAGTTAGGCTGCGCTCTGCTCAATTAATCCCTCCCTCAATATCGTGCATCATTACCGCCCTAAACATTCTCTCCGGTGGCACCTTCAAACTATCTGCCATGCAAATCATTACCAAACGGACCAAACCAGCATACCAATCAAGAGCCATATCACTTTCACAAGGAGGATACCGCAGGCTGCAACGCATCGTTTTTTCACACTCAGATACGATCAGAACAGCTTCCTCGCTACTGCTCATAGTCAACCCGGTAGCTCACGCCTTCCATTACACGCAAGCCTTCCTTCCTCGCTGCAATGTACCGCCTTAGATCGTCCAGCTTCCGATTAATCGCTTCAACACGCTTTTCAAGCATGTCTTGCAGGATGCCAGAGCCTCCCCCAGACAATCGATCCAATACAACCAATGTCTGCGCCAAATCCTCGCTAACCCTATGGATCTGCGCCTCGTCGTCCTCCACTGCGTCCTCCAGTGCATAAATTACCTCTTGTGCTACATCGTGACGGGATAAATCCGTGCCAGATAGCGCCGACAAGGCACTATGAAGCGCCTCGCCAAGCACAGTGACCAAAGCCTCTTGGTCTAAAATCTGAATATCTAGGGATTCCATAGGCTTATTGTACCAAAAACCCATACCTTGACAAGCGAAAGACATTGGCGGGGATTAAATTGATCCAATGGGACTATCAGGGATTACCTGAGAACTTTTTTGTTGAAACAGCTATGCCAATGGCATACAATTTCTTTATCACCAAGGCAAAACAGGGAAGGTTTGGCCATGTATTCAAGACACAGAGATGCAATTTTTATCAACGATGGCGCCTGTAACGTCCGTGCTATCGCCAGAGCTTTAGTCAAAGCGGAAGACGATGCCCAGGAAGACGGCATTCAACCCAGCCAGGATGAAGCCGTCTATCTAATCATTCATCAGCTTGCCTTTCTATCTGGCCAGGAAGCTATCAATTGGGGTCGATGGGACCATTGCCGGAAAATTTGTGAAAACGTCAACGCAGATAATGCCGAACTTGTCGGGGCCGCATGATGCACTTCCTTATCGAGTTTCAAACCGATAATGACGCTTTCACGGATGACCAAGACCGTGACGAAATTGAATTTATCCTGAGTGACATTATCAGACTCGTCCATCGTGGCGACACAATGGGCAAAATCAAAGACTCCAATGGCAACACTATAGGCCATTGGGAACACAACGCAGAGGACGATGAATAATGGCAAAGGCAACAGAGATCGACAAAGATATCTACTCAAGGGCGCAAGACCTTGTGACAGAAGCTCTTGAAATGCTCAGAGAAGAACAAGAACGCCTTCAGGACTATTATTATGGCAAGACAGAAACTTGGCAGGAAAGCCAGAAGGGCGAAGACCTACAAGAGAAGATTAACCTTGTCGAGCAAGCCGCTGATGACCTGGAAAACATCGATTGGTCACTAGGAGAATAGCCATGCCCATCACCAAAGAACAGCGCAAAGCCTTAAAGCGGGTCTATGACCGCACTCCATTAGGCATTTCCTACAAAGCCTTTCGCAAGACCGTACAACGAGCTTTCGGAGACTGCTTAATGGTGCATTGGGGTGGCATGTGGTTAGGCATAGAGGAGGATGGATACACACATTCATAACAAAAAAACCAGGCAATTCAAAGCCCTGCCAGGGGAAACCCTGGCGGGGTTAAGGAGTCAGAAACAGAGGAGGTTTCGATGACGAAAGATACCCAAGCGGCACTCGATGTCGCACTCAAAAGCACCAATGGAATTATGATAATCCAGGTCATGGTTCCATCGGCAGACTTTGAACAGTCGCTGGAATACCTCAAAGGCAAACATCGCGCCAAGGCCATCAAAATCTGCAAGAAGGGGGAATAAATGAGAACAATCCTAGTTCCGTTCTATCGGAATGGCCGTCGCAGGACAGTGCGGCTTGCCCCTGGAGAGCGTTTCTCTTGGTACGATTACGAGGATACAGAAGAGGGATGGGTGTCAGAATCCACAACCATTTATAACGATGGCGGAAAAATACACCGGGAATGGATAGACCGGGCAAACGATTGTGATGGCCGCCTTGATCGATCTGGAGAATCTTCCTGGGACGGAAAAACCCTTAATGAATATGGATTTCCGGATTGGAAGGAAATCAGCACAAGCCAACGAGACTATGAAGCTGAAGCCGCAGGCTATTAGGAGGCATAAATGACCTTTGAAGAGATCGAGCATCAATGCTACCTGGAAGACCTGGACACCCTGCCATGGGAATTTCCGGATCCTCAAGCGCCAATCTCTGAAGATGCCATAGAAAGCTACGTCGAGCAGTACGTCAATGCCGCCGACAAAGCCTTCATGTCATCCGTAAACCTCTCTCAGGAGGACTACGACCGCTTTATGAAGCAACTGAATGAATGGGCGGATTATCAATACGAAAGGATCATTTGATATTTTTTTCAACCATCAAAACTTCAACCCCAGACTTGGTGAAAGCCCAAGCTGGGGTTTAGGAGTCACAGGAAGACTTTGGAGGACAAAATGACCGAATGGACACCAATGGAGCAAAAGCCTGAGAATCTCTTCTTCGGAGAATCCAGGTGGATTTATCAACGCCTGGAACGCGCAATAATGAATATTCCAGACGTTAAGCTTGTTCCCGTTCCTACCTGCGATGATCAGGTGGACGACATGATTATGATTGAAAGCAGCAATTTCAAACCAGACGAGTTTCATGTCCAAACCGGGGAGCATGGCTTTGTGCTTTGGCAACATGAAAAGGGAAAAATGAAGAGAATTTTGGAATGCGACCTAGACCATTACGGGGTTAGCAGTCGCCAAGCCAGAAGATTTCCGCTCGATGTCGCCTGCGTTATCACCGCAATCAAAAATGAAAGAATGCCAGAAAGGACTGAAGAATGAATGCATATATCGTCGTTTTAATACCAGCCATCGCCCTTTTCGTTCTTGGCCTCATGTTGGATCGATAAAATGAACAAAGGAATGACCTTGTACGTCTATCGCAATGCCGATCCGAACTTCGGAGATTGCACATATGACGGAATCAGCGGGAAAGCCATAAAGCTAACTCTTATTGGCGATGGTGTTCCGCAACTCTTCACCGCATCTGAAGATGCCCCAGCCGTTGAACTTAAAAACCACGCTCATCACCCGGAATATTGCTTCCTAGTTCCTCTTCAAAGGAAGAAGGGATCTGGACCGATGTTCGGGGGAAACTTCGCCTATTCATCCGATAGCCGCATTAGTGAACTCGTTAGAAGGCTCACCGGAAACTGTATTAACCAAGCTATTCCAATCCATGACAGGTGGGAGCCATGATAATGGACAAAATTGTCGCTGATATTATCGCTAAAACCGTAGACGATGTGAACCTTAAATTAGGTCAAGGATTCGACCTGATAGAGTTAGCGATAAGTGAAAAAGGGGAAAATGAAATAGCTAGGGCGCAATTAACACTGCTTATGGGCGTTGCAATTGGGATAATCGAAGGCGTAACAGAAAAATCACTAGAGTTTGGTGGTGAAAATCTCGCCTTAGTCTCAATCAAGACCTTTAAGGATGTTATTCGCATCAATGAAAAATTCGCAAAGGGGATCACACAATGACAATCGTCACGGAAGATCTGGCTTTTGATACGGACACCATCCGGCACCTGATGATCACATGCTTTGAGGGAGGCTCAAACTATTGGATTGACGGTGCTTATCTGATGAAACCAACCAGAAAAGAATTTGAGGCAGAGCTTGGGGAGAAGTATGAGGGGCCTTGGTATGCAGAGCCTTCTCTCTACACCAAGGATTTTGAAATCGACATTGTCGCCGGGGAGGACGATGGGACATTCAAGCTTACTCCAGCATCCCTAGAACAAGGCTGGAAGCTTATGCTGAAATATCGTCCTCACCTCTGGGCAGATATCCGCAATGAGGATTTCGACGCCGACCACGCCGACATCTGGCTTCAACTCGCTCTCTTTGGCGAATGCGTCTATTCCTAGGAGGCAAAAATGGGTTTCTTCTCTTGGACTTGCGCTAAAACCAACCTACCGATTATGAACTCCTGCTCTGGAAACGACAAAGATCAGTTTGAAGTCGTTCTTCTTCGGCCTGATAACCCACCAGTTATCGGAACTTATGATGGCTATGGGCGCCTTCTCACTGATGACGGGGACATTGATTTAAGAGATCTGTGCGTTAACGCCAAAGGGCAATTCACTTGCGATTTGCAAAAGGCAAAACTCGTATTAAAAAAGTTCTGGGAGGGAGAAACCTACTCAGAAATCAAGGGGAAATCTAACAGCGATCCCGGTCAAGGACACTTCCATGACCAACAGCTTGTAGACCTCTGGTACAAAATGGGAGGATTTAAAACCTATCGCAATTATGTCAAAGCCTTCAACACATCGCCTGAAATATGACAGCCGATGATTTTAAGACATGGCGGGATTCCATGAGTTACACACAGAGTCAAGCCGCTTTTAACTTGGGAGTTACACCTTCCGCTGTTTATCGATGGGAATCAGGACAGCGGAAAATTCCCAGGACCATAGAAATCCTGTGTTTCCTGATAACACGCTACGTTAAGGAATAAAAAAATCCCCCGGCAGCGATTCAACCCGCGCCGGGGGATTAAGTTTGCACTCTCCAGCAAGCACTCAGACCGAGAACCATCCAACTCGGTTGAGCAACAGCATTCTACCAAACCCACCACGATAATCAACAATCAGTCCCACCTGAGAGAAGGGTTTAGGTGGTTTTTTATCAAATGAGATTTTTTGACCTAGGAAGCCCCTATTTTTACCTCTCTGCTATAGGGGTAGCGGAGACACCACAAACGAGCCTCTCCGGTCAAATTTTCGGCCATAGCGTCGATTTTAAAACCACACCCATATCCCATGGCTTACTTCCTCACCAAAACATCGTTCCAATCTTCCCCGCTTCTGGCCGGAACCATTACCTCGATTTGAAGCTTACCCTTCAGGGCTAATTCCCTCGCCAAGGCAAAGGACGCAGACTGTCCTGTGAAACTTGCATCGTTGTCGCTGAAGATCACCAGACGCTTCACACCGTCTGGGACAACAAACTTCATCAGATTGTTGGCGTTTAGAACGCTCCAGACCGGAATGTTGAACAAGATCGACGCAGAAAGCGCCGTCTCAATCCCTTCAGCAATTCCCATTTCATCCTTCACCGGGGAAAGCCTGACCGCAGATCCGGCGGGAACCATCCCCGACATGAGCTTTTTGCATTCATTCCCCACAGGAGCCTTCTCACCGTCAGTCGTCAGGAAGGTCCGATGAATGTTTACGGCTTTCCCCTCTGGCGAGATTACCTTGGCAAGCATGGCCGGGAAAGTCATAGGAGGAGAGCCTGAGAACCTTACGTCCATTGCCGAACGCAGGTGATGGAAATGATCCCGCCAGATCCCCCGTCCTGAAAGATACATTCCAACCGGACAGTCCCACTGCACTGTCCGACCGGATTCCCAAAGGCTGACCATCAGCTTCCGCTGCAAATAGGGATTTTCCTTTTTCGGCTTGATCTTCGGGGGCGGGGCCTCCCCGATGATTTCCTCAACTTTCTTCACAACCGTCTTGAAATCCTGATTGAAACTTTTCATCAGAAGGTCAAACCCCGAACCATTTCCGCACCCAGAGCAGTAATATTCCCCCAATCCCTTTTTGTTTCCCCATCTGTACCGATCTTTCCCGCCGCACATGGGACAGGGACCGTGCTTTTTTCTCATCCAATCAGAACCAAACCCAAGCTTGGGAAGAATTTCATCCCATCGGCCTGCTGCCCGTTCGATGATTGACACACCCATCACGCCTTCCTCCTTCCAAAATCCCACCGGGCAACCTTCCCCGGATTTGGACGCCAGAAAATCTTTTCCTCAGTTCCCGTCGCTAGAACCTTGACGGTCACATCACCCCTGCCAACGTTTATCACCGGATTTCCGTCAATAACGACAATCAAACCCTTAATATCGTTCACTCCCCAGCCATTTTTGGTGATCTGATTGTGCCACTTGTCGATCAACAGGCAAGCATCATTCTTGATCCTTTGCCATCTAGCATCCATGTAATCAACCGGCTTTGGCATGGTCGTAATCATCGCCAACCATTCAGCCCACTTGACGGGGATCTTGGCTTCCACGGTGATGATGGCAATGCGCTCTTGGGTTGCTGTTTCGCCCATTTCCTCTGATCCGCTTTTATCCACGCCTCGACCTCCCAAGATGGCGGTATTGCAGGACTGAACTTGTAAGCATTTGGCCAAACACCAAGCACAGAGCGATATTTGTTGGACGCCCAACCTTCCTTGTAGCCCTTCTCCCTAGCGTAGAATTTGAGCATCCCGTAAAATTCTCCAAAGGGAACCCAAATGCCTCCCATCCGAATGCAATTCGCAGGACCGCCCTTTTCTCTGCCCTTCCGAGAAATCTCAATAAGCTCTCCTTCCTCCTGCTGAACCATGTCTTTGACCTCTGGCTTGAAACCACAGGCAGGACAAACCACAACCCCGACAGGACGCAGGTTTTGACACTTTGGGCATTCCTTCGGCAACCGTTCAGATTTCTTAGCTGGACCTTTGGGCTTACCATCGTCTAACTCTTCATGGATTATATCCGTAACGAACCCCAAATTCGTATGAGTATTGCTATGGTCTAAAATCAAGCAACTTTCCTTACCTTCAGCAAGCCTCAACCCTCTTCCAATAATTTGGCAAAAAAGCATTTCACTTTTTGTAGGTCTTGCCAAAATTATACACCATATGTTCCAATCCACTCCAGTAGTAAGGGTTCCAACATTAACGACAACTTTATATTCACCTGAATGAAACTTCTTACGGATGATCTCACGATCATCAGAATCAGTGTAAGCATCAATGTAACCAGCCGGGATTCCAGAAGATTCAAACTTGTCCTGCAAGGCTTTGGCATGGGCGCAATTGACGGCAAAGCACAGTGTAGGGCGCCCCTCTCCCATCCGAATCCAGGTTTCAACGATATCGGCAACGAGTTTTGGCTTGTTCATCCTTTCCCCTAATTGCCCCTCATGGTAATCCCCCGCAACGACCTTCACCCCAGACAAATCAGGATGGGTAGGAGCAAAAACCCTGAACTTGCACAGCCATTCGTCATCGATCATCTGTTGCGTCGTCGCGCAAACAATCAAATCATCCCACGTCTTCGCCATCCCCTTGGCCCAAGGCGTAGCACTAACCCCAATCACAGGGATTTTCTGCATCTCTTCCGATTTCAGCCAATCGTTCATTTTTTCAAATTGGCGATGGCACTCGTCTACAATGGCGAGGTTGAACTCTGGCTTTTTCCGACGAATCAGCGTCTGGATGCTTGCCACTTGCACTGGCTTGCTAGGATCTGTCAGGGGATGATCAGCCTGAATAACCCCAACATCTCGGATCCCATGATCCCAAAAACTTTTGATGGTCTGATCAATCAGGCTGATAGCCGGAACCACAAACAGAACCTTGTGACCCTTCGATCTCGCCAAGGAAATGATTTCTCCTGCAATAACGGTCTTGCCTCCACCCGTCGCCAGTTGCAGCACTGGACGCTTCTTTCCTGACCGCAGAGATACCCGAAGATCATGGATGGCCTTGATCTGGTAGTCTCTAAGCTTACGCTCACTCATAGTTGCACTCCTTGAAGATTTTCCACTCAACCGGGAACACTACTTACCTCTCTCAGAGAGTCTTACTGTTACTAACAATCTTACTATCCTCTGAAGATCTCTTTGGATCTGGAGATGGGGCATAACTCCAAGCAGAGTTTAGCACTGCTAATTCTTGCTCAGAGCATTGCTTAAACGTGCTTGAAGCACTGCTACGAGCAGGAGTTAATTTCTTCTTATTGTACCGTGCTTTAGCAGCATTCCTGGCTTTCTCGGATCTTTTATCCGCACCACACGCATAAGGATTATGTGCAGACCAATCGTGAACGCAAAAGTAATCGTCAACGATGTCCAAAAACCCAATTTCGCACAGTGCGTTTACCCATTCGTTTTCATCGCCTTGCCAATCGCTGGCAATAGCAATGTCAACGCAATCCATGTTACTGAGCACACCGTCATGTTTATACCTAGCAGTATGCTCAAAAAGCCGGATTAAGCACCTAAATGCTTTATCCCCACACTTTCGGATTAACCTTTTTGTCTTTGGATGGTCACAAAAACCTATTGTTATTCTTAAATCAGAGTTCATCTTTGCCTCCGATATTGGCAGCTTGCTAGATGTATCTCACACAAAATAACCCCTTGCTTTCAACTGCTCATCAATACGTTTAGCAGCCTTTATTGCACTCTTTTCAACAGCACTATAAATGTCCTCATGTGCTGCTAAATTTTCTAAAATCATCGAGACGGCTTTATCGAAGTTAGACCCTTCAACCAGGACAAGTTCATCAGAATCGAGCTTATTTTTGAGCCAATGAAGAACCGCGACGAACGCTGTCATGGCCGGTCGGTCCTCCAATGGGAAAAGAATTTCCCTCTGAACCCTGGAAGTTCTGGAAGCCAGCTTCTTCATTTTCCCCCGGTCTGTACCCGTAAAAGGTTCAACAGCAGCCTCCCTTAGCCACTCCAAAACCTGAAGATCGGCACTAAGTTCCTCATCTGTTGGCTTCTCTTCAATCCTGGCAACACAGGAATTGAAAACCCTGTAGAGCATTGCTGCCGGTAGAGCCAACTCAACCATTCTTCTGTCAGAAATCATACTTATCCCCTCAGAAATCTTTTCCCCAATAAGCTATAGCTCTCTCCAAATTCTCCGGAGTTACCCAGAGGCAAAAGAGCCATAGGTAGACCTCATCTCCCCGACCGTCCCACCCGACATGAACCAAGGGTAGAAATGGCGCTGATTCAATCTCCTCACCTTTCGGCATACGCCTTCTTCTTACGCTCATTCACATAACCCATAGATTGAGGAGCATTCAGAAACATCGACAGAAAACAGATCAAACTGCTTTCCGCCATGGCCCGTTAAAGACCATGCAACCCTTTCATCAATGTTTCCTACATTCCAGACCTCTTCAGGAGACATCTCAGTATCCTTGAACGTGAAAAAGGTAGAGAACCCTCTTTTAGAGGCTTCCCCAACCAGATGCTCCCATTCCCTGATTCTATCGACGTGATGAGGCCAGCGAGACGCTATAACGCTGATTTCCCCTTTCGTGGCATTGATACAAGGCATACAGCCTACTCTGCCACAGCCAAGCTTATAAAGCGGGTTAGGATCGACGCCACGCTCCTTTAGAAGATCAAAGACCTGTTCTGCTGTCCAGGCTGCAATAGGTCTGACAACCTTCCATCCCTCTGCAACCCATTCCTCATCTTTGGCATCGGCTCTGTTTCGTGACTCATCCCTGCGGATCCCTTGCCAGGACTCAGGCTTGAATCCATCGTCAATCATGGAGAACATATATTTCTCCAATGGATATCTCTTCAGGAACTGGGTGCAAAATTGCGCTAACCTGGAAGGAAACCGGCCTTTCAACAGACACAAATCCAAAAATGGAACGCCCGTTGGAACCAAAACCTGCATTGCTCTTGAAACAACTTCAGAAGGAACCCCTTTGGCTGGCCATTTTTCAGCCACATATTTACGCTTACGCTCGATATCCTGCGTCAAATCCGCTCTAACAACCTCGACCTGGACCCCAAGTCTTTCTGGAATGTAATTACGGACATAATCTTCGGTAAGTTCATGTTCATTGCCTGTGTCTGCATAAACAAGTCTTACTCTCCCTAATCCATATCGATCTATGGCCAGAATGGCTGTTGCGGTACTGTCTTTCCCTCCGGAAAAAGACACAACTGCTGTTGGTTCAATCATATTAACATCCCCGGTTCTATCTGTTTTGATGTGTATGTTGACCTACGGTAATCCGCAAAGTCTGGAGCATATTTCCAATATCGACCATTGGCCCATCTCTGGACATCGATCAGCATTCGACGGCTCCAATCGTGACGAACCATTGGCTCTTTCTTCAAGGCATTAAGCTTCATTACTGGCTGGGCGTAAGGCTGGCCTCCCCATTGGATAACCTCTTTAATCCGCCCCATGCAGACACCAATTGGCTCATTTCCGATTAAGGTATAGACCTGGATCCTTGCAGGAGAGACTTCATACTTTCTCAGCATTGCCATTACCCGTTCGACATGCTCTCGATCATTCATGTCGTCATAGGCAAACCGCCAAGCGCCCTTGTTGATCTCTTTCCACCTAAGAAACACGTCCTCTGAAAATGTCCTTGGTTCAAATCCTGAGTTAGCATCAAGCAGAGGAACCCCTGCACCTTTGTATTTCTCGATGATATGCCGCTGATACTCTTCAGGAAGTGCTGAGAGATTATTGTCGCAAAGGATTGGCCTAGGCGTGAAATCAGGCAAAAGCGTATATGTCTTGCCTTCCATCTTTGGCACAACACAAAACCAACAACCAACATCACACCCTCTGCTGGCAAATGTAGCATCGGGATGGTGGTGTGTTACCGCATCAGGAATATCTCCTCCGATCTCAGCGACATCGGCAAGGTAATGCTTCCTTGTAAAGATTCCCGGCCCACCAGCCCGGATCTTGTAACCCATTTGTTTATAGAAAACGGCTTGTTGGTAGGCATCATCGAGACGCCAAGTGAACGCCACAGAGAAATAAGCGGTGTCACCCTCAGTCCAAATAGCCAAGCCTTTATTGAGCCAAGGCTTAACTCTCTTCATTATCAACCCTCTCAAGCATTTCCTGGGGAGACAGCTTCTTTCCGGCGACAGCTTGCGCCCTCAAAGCAGCTATACAAAGCTCCCAGCAAGCGAGGGAATTGTGTTCTGAATTGTAAACCTGTTGGTCTGATTGCCCCATGCTGTCCATCCTTCCCTCTCCTGTCTTGCAAATAATTCAAGAAACGGCCCATCAAACATTCTCTCAATCCGGCTATACGTTTCATCCGGTTTCCTAGAATGCTCTCTCCTTGGAGAAAACATAAAATCCCTCTCTGAACGGCTCTTTAAAAATGGCTTTCCCCGACGAGCCAATAAAAGAGGTTCACAATTTTTGCGAGTGCCATAACCGCATCCGAAAGCAAATTTCCCCGTCACAGGGTTTTTCTTAATCCATTCCCAAGCCAAACCACTGTATTTGAACCCCCAAGCATTGATCACCCGTTCTGTCTGAAAGATCGTGGGCCAAGTCGCCCAGATGAATAATGCGGCATCATCTTCAACCCACTCTTTGACAGGAAGGCTGCATATGTCGTCCAATGACATGGTTGAGTAGTGTTGTTCGGCAGACTTTCCCTTACCCTTGTCAGAGTACGTCGCAAAGCTCCAAGGAGGATCTGCAAGGATGACCCTGTATTTCATTTAACTATTCTCTTAAATTTAACCAACCCTTTTGGACACGCCATAAATAATTCTTTATTTCCTGTATTTTTAGCAACCGATTCAACTACATACCATTTCGTTTTTGTCTCATTAGTTATTATTGCAGCGACGGTCATTGAACTATTTAATGAAATATAAGTCACATTTTTATTAATTTTTCTGTCTACTGTGGCTTTGTTTGAAACAAAGACTTCTTTAAAAGGCCAATCATGCGGCCCTGTAAATTCCACCCCAAGCTGCTTAACCTCAACTATCCTCCTTTCAACAATAACAATGTCACCATTATCTACATAGTTTTTGCTCTCTGCTGCTGTTGGAGCAAAGTTTAACCCAGGAATCTCAAGGTCATAACCTCCACGATTAAGCCAAGCAGCTACAGCAAGGACAGCCTCAGATGAAGACCTCACTCTTTCAAGAAATCTATCGTGCTGTCCTTCAAGCATTTACTTCCCCCGTTTCATCGGTACACCCCACTCCTTGAGGATCTCTTTAAATCGATCTACTGATCGGCACTCTTCCCATTGGACGCCAACGGATGTACAACGACACCTAAAGACACTCTGGGACTCTGTTAGTTTACCTTTAAGAGCTTTAAACTCTATAAAGCCAACCTTTACCCCTTCCTCGTTATTACCACGCCATATGAATGTCAAGTCTGGAACGCCAGCCAAGGTTCCGAGTCCTTTTAAAATGGCGCCTTCAATGGCTGACCTTCCCCCGCCATTTGGAACATGAAACCACAGAACATCATTGCTGACGGTTAGACGTGCAAAATCGGCGCAAGCCTTATGAAGGGCTTGTTCAGGGCGTTTCATTTTAGAAAAAGGGCGCGGGGGGAAGGACAGGGGAGGACAACCTCCCCCCCGCTTTGCGCTCAACAGACGAGGGGGCATCTGGAGCGCATTTCCGTCGTCTGGGAATTAAAGACAGGGCCATAGAAAATAGCACAAAACCAGCAGTGTAAAGCGATATTTGGCTAATCAAATCCCTCGTCATCATGGATCCCCTCCATAAATAGCTCAAAACACTCCCACACTTTCCAAACCGCGAGAAGAAGGAAAACGCCTCCAACCCCCATTCCTAGAAGAAGTATCAATGTCCTCATCAAGATCCCGTCTTCTTTATAGGCTTGGAAAACAAATCAGGACGCAGTTCATACGATGGAATACCCGTCCTTGTTTCAATCGGACCAACGTGTTCCGGTGGAACTTTTGTCCACTGACAAACAGCGGAAGGAGTGCAGCCTAGCCATCTGGCTAATTCACTCTGACTTCCGGCAGCTTTAATCGCTTTTCTAAGTCCCGTATCTTTCATGGGCAGCATTCTAGCCTGACATGACAAAATTGGTCAACCAATTATCTATTAGCTAGACTTAAAACTTTTCATTGACCGAACCTATTAGGCAGCCTAACATATGCTTTCAATTTTTCGCTGGGAGGCGGATTATGGGGGTTAGTTTCAGCCATGATATTGAGCTTGAGGTTCCGGTCCCAATTAGTGGAACGGATGAGGTAGAATGGATATGTATTGATGTCCGTTTAAATCTTGTTGGCAGCTATTCAGAAGGTAGTCGGGATTATTTTTCTACCTCGTTGGGATGCTGGCAACCAGGAGACGATCCTGAAGCAGATTACATGCTTACAAGCTTTGAAGTCGGTGAATATATCAAAAGTGAAGATGGAAGATATGTCCTTAAATGGCGTGATTCGCGCTTAGGCTGCTCAGGTGGTGATGATGGGCTTGTTCCTTATATAGAAGCATATATGAACGATGAGCCTGAGAAATTAATCGAAGATCTGAGAAAAGCTCAAGGGGAGTATTCCTAATGGAAAGCTATTACGATATAGCAGATTCCTTTACAGCGCGGGTTATCCTTCACAACATCGATAGGAATACAATTCGCTTAAAGACAAAGAAGGTTTTAGCTTTGAAATATGCCTGTGTTTTCCTGAGTGGTGTTTTGATAGGAGTGTTGCTGTGAAAGAGAAATGTCTTCATGGAAGTTTGGTGCATATCATTTGCATGATTACGCTTCCTGCTATTTACGTCTTGATCAGCATTGCTACAAGCTACGTAGTGAGGTTGCTGCCATGAAGCAGATTTCAGAACTTACCATTTACGACATTGAAGAACTTCTAAAGAAGCCTGCGACCTTTAGCAGCAACCGACTCCTTGGGATCGGCGGCAGTGATGCTGAAAAGATTATGTCCGGTGATTGGCTTGCGCTGTGGAAAGTTAAGGTGGGGATTGACCCAGGAGATGACCTTTCTCTAAATCTTCCTGTGCAAAATGGGACATGGAATGAGCCGCTCAATCGCTGGTTCTTTTGGAAACAGACGGGCCTTGTCGTTGATCTCGTCAATGAACCACTCATTCACCCTGTGCATGATTTCATGCGTTGCAATCTCGACGGCAGATGCTGTGGAAATGTGTGGGAAGCCAAAAGCTATAATGGTTTCACCAAGCCAGAAGAGGCTGTGTCGAAGGCTTATACCCAATTACAGCACAATATGGCTGTAGCTGGAGGAGACATGGCCTACCTGTCTGTTATTTTCGGCGGGTCTTCATGGCAGAAGTTTGAAGTCCCTAGGGACAATGACTTTATCGACCGTCTCATTGATAAAGAAGAAGAGTTTTGGAGCCACGTTGAATCCAACGTTGCTCCACCATCTCTTGTCGCGGCAGAGCCAAAGGTCGAAATTAAGTTTGACGATCTGATCGAAGTGGATATGACCGGCAACAATCAATTTGCTAATGCTGCTGAAGATTGGAAAGCCAACAAAAATGCAGCTAAGGCTTTTGATGCTGCCGTTAAAGCCATTAAAGAGCTTGTTCCTGACAATGCCAGAAAAGCCACAGGCTATGGCATTATTGCAACTCGCTCAAAAAGCCTATCTATCACCATTAAAGAGGAGAAATAGAACATGAATGAAGTTGTACGGCTCTCCCCTGGAGAGTTAATGGAACAGGTTATCATTAAAGGTGATCTGTCCAAACTTTCCCCAGATGAAAAATCTCATTACTACACCGCAGTTTGTCAGAGTGTTGGCCTTAATCCTCTAACAAAGCCGCTTGAATACATCACTCTGAATGGAAAGCTTACGCTGTATGCCCGTAAAGACTGCACAGATCAGCTTCGGACCATCCACAATATCTCTGTTGAAGAACTCTCTGAGAGTGAGCGGGATGGCGTATTCATCGTTACCTGCAAGGTCCGGAATGCTGCTGGGAGAACAGATGTCTCCAAGGGTGCGGTTAACATTTCCGGGTTAAAGGGAGAGGCCCTTGGAAATGCCATAATGAAGGCTGAGACAAAATCCAAGCGTAGGGCGACGTTATCAATCTGCGGCCTTGGGATCCTTGATGAACTTGAGATTGAGACAATTCCACGAGAGCATGTAAGGCGTGATGAACCTGTACGGCAGGCTGTCGTCATTCCGCTCCCTGAAACCAATATTATTCAGCCTCCTGCTAAAAAGACAAAGGCAGAAGAACCAACGCCTGTTGAGGAGCCTGTAAACTTTGATAATGATACAGGGGAAATCTTTGAACCAGATTTTGACGAGCATCCCCTTAATGTCGATGGACCGTTTAACCCAAAAGAGTTTGCAGAAGGGTTCAAATTCATTTTGGACAAATGCAAAACCAAGAAGGATGTCAACGATTACATCGCTGCGATGACACCTAAGCTCCAAGAAGTTGCTTCTCTCGATAAGGCCATAGCGGCAGAACTCAGAGGGAAGTGCAAAGCTGTCCTTGGTAAGTTCAGCCAATGATCCCTAGGAAGTCTGAGCTTCGGAAACGGGCCAAGATTGCCGCAGATCCGGAAAGATCTCCCGCCCATATGGGTTGGGTGCGGAGGTCTTTCGTCTGTGCCTTTTACTCTCTTGGAGACTGTGAAGGCCCAAATCATGCCCATCATGTAGAGAATGGTGGCATGGGGAAAAAATGCTCAGACTTCCTAACGGCCCCCATATGTGCAAAACACCATGATCGTGGACACACTAAGGGGTGGGAGGAAATGGAAAAGGAAGCTGGAATTTCCCTAAAGAAAGAAGCTGAGACTCTTGGAAGGGTCAGCCCACATCGTCCAAGGATTAAGAAATGATCGAGGTCATTATAAGAGGGGAAGACCAACGCAGAATGGCAATTCGTGCCATAAGCGCCCTAGACCTTACCAAGCCTTGGAAGATTACTCTTCAGAAGTATGTCAAGAAACGCTCTCTCAACCAAAATAACCTTCTGCATTCTTGGTTTGAGATTATTGCCAATGAGCTTGGAGACGATCCGGAGAGTGTGAAGTCTGACTTCAAGAGAATGTTTTCCCCAAAGGTAGAGCGCGTATCCAAGATTAATGGCGAAGAAACTTTTGAGCCGATGGGTACACATGAGATGAACACCATTCAGATGTCTGAGTTTATGACCAAAGTATCTGCCTTTGCGGGGACAACCCTTGGGATATTCCTGCCTCATCCTGAAGATGCACATAAGAGATAAACGGATTCCTTATTTGAAAGTTTATAGACATGAAAATTAACATCGGGTCTGGGTTCAAACGGATAGAGGGGTTTCTGAATATAGACTCTGATCCTGGGGTAAGCCCCGACTATGTCATTAACCTGGATGATCCGAAGGTTAAGCTGCCGTTTGACGACTCGTCGGTGTCTGAGATCAAGGCCCACCATATTTTAGAGCATATCGGCTCTGGCTTTATTCCTTTGATGATTGAGTTATGGCGGGTGAGTGAGCATGGGTGTCTTCTGGATATCCTGGTGCCGCATCATTTCCATGACAACTTCTATGGAGATCCAACTCATAAACGTCCAATCACCGTCTCTGGTATGGACTTGTTTTCAAAGAAATCGAACATCAAGCACATTGCTGATAACAATTCTTCTAACGGGTTGGCCTTGAAGTTCGGCATAGATTTTGACCTTGAGCATTACGAGTTTGAGCCTGATCCTTTTTACAAGCCATTGATCGACAGGATTGAGGCTCTTCGTAAGGCTGGAACTCTCAAAGATGACGACGCCTTTACGTTCCAACGTCTCATGAGAGAGGGGAACAATGTGGCTTTGAACACGATTATTAAGATGAGGGCTGTAAAATGACGAGTGAACAAGCTTCTTCTTTTGCTCAACAAGCTAATTCTTATGGGCAATTCGGCACCTATCCTCAAGAGTTATCAATAACTCTGAAGGAAAACCTTGAGAAGCGCCGCGCAAAACTGCAAAAAGAGTTGGATCTCATCGACGCTATCCTGGCTGACCCTGCCAGTATCTTAGCTATGACGTTGCAGCAACTCTCTAATGTAAGCTTTTAGCCATGACAGAAGCAGAACGCGCGGTTTTGAAACGATTCAGAACGGTTGTTGGGATGATTGCCGATGATATCGACATTGACCCAGACGGGTGTGTAGTAGTCGTCTATGCAGTTGGCCCAAACGGGCCACGCCAACAAGTGACAAAGGTATCGCTTGCCGATTGTTTTGCAGAAGTTGACTTGCTGTTGGGGATGACGCTATGACCCGCCCCTACTGGCGACAGATGGATTTCCGTACCTATGGCTACTGGTCCAGGCACGGAACCCGCCCCCGGAAGCTGATATTTCGGCCCTGCTACGACGGTCTGATGTGTCGGCAGGAACATTGGAAAAGGAGATTGAAATGACCCAACAAACCCCCGCCGCCATCAACAAAGAAGCCGTTGAAGCCACTGTTTGCTTTTTGCGTATTGCCCATGACCTTTACAAAGCTGGGGCTACCGAGGCTTACAAAGTGGCAGTTGACGCGGCCAACATGACGATAGCCCCGCCAATATATTTACGGAGTTCACAAGATGACTAACCCCGCCGCCGCGCTGGCTTATGAGATAT